ATAAATATTATAATCACAATGGAGAAGCAACTTGGTTATTTGGATTAAGTTATTTAGGATTAATATATTGTCAATTAGGAGATAAAGAAAAAGCAAAATATTTTTATGAAAAAATAGTTGATGAATCCATAGATTATGAAATACCTGAATTGTATTATCACGGTACAAAAACTCCAAATGATAATAATCCATTAAGTTGGAGCATAGCAATGACTATTGAATTAGCACATATGCTTAAAACTAATTAGAGTATAATTATTTTATATTTAGCTATTATCATAAAAAATGCACCATTATCATTGATAATGATAATGGTGCAAAAATATTAATATTTAATTGTGATATATAATTATCAAACAACATTATCCTTATATCTTTCAGGATTTGAGCATTCTGGTATGACTCTAATTTTAGGACTTACAGGCATTTTTAATTCTTTTTCTTCAGATTCTTTAATCTTAATTAGTCCAAATATTGCATAATTAATCATATCAAAATAATTTGCATCAATTCCTTCTGATATTATAGTTTTACCGTCATTATCTTCAATTTGTTTAGTTCTATATATTTTCATTAAAATTAAATCAGTATATGATTCTATTCTCATTGATCTCCAAGCTTCGCCATAATCATGATTTTTATTTAACATTAATTCTTTAGCTTTCTGGATATATTTATTATATAATTTTATTCCTTTATCATAAGATAAATCATCTGAATCAGAGTAGCCAAGTTCTAATTGAATTAATCCAATTATTCCATAATTTACAATCGCTATCAATTCTGAATTAATTCCTTCGTCAATTTTTTTCTCTAATTTAATTTCTATACTTCTAATTCTATTAGCTTTTATAAATATCTGATCTGTAACAGATTTTGGCCTTAAAATTCTCCAAGAAGAACCATAATCTTTCATTTTTTTAGTGTAAATATTTAAGCAATCATTTATTATTTGATCAAATTCCTCAATAGTTTTATTTATTTTATTCGTCATTTTTCAATATATTTTTTAATTTATCTGATCTTTTTTCTTTTACTGATAATTTATTATTTTCATATAATATTTTTTCGAATTTAAAATTGACATTTAATTTGCTTAAATTACAATATCCATTTTTAAATTTAAAATTATTCTCAATATTTGTAAATTGAAATTTTGTATAACATATTGTCATCAATTTTGAAATTTTTATTTTAACTGACATTTTTATTTCATCTTCTATTAATTCCATTAATTTTTCATATGGTTGTATTCTATTGCCAGATAATTCACAATTAAATATAAAAGTTTTATCATTAATTTCACATAAAGAATCAGATAATTTAGAATCGTTATCAAATTCAAAAATGACAGAATAATTTAAACATTCTAAGAAATTTAATGATTCTTTATTTTCTACTCCATAAAAATAATTTGGATTAATACAACTACCATATAATTCATTTATAGTAGTATTATTATAATTTCCAGTAGTAATATTTGATGATATAGATGTTGCTAATGTTGATGTTGATGCTAAAGTGTTAGATAAATTTAAATTTGCTAAGTTATTAAATATAGACATATGATTTTTATTATTTTTATTATTTTTATATTACAAAGTTTGTTTTTTTATATATAGAAAAAACTATAAAACTACAAATATGCCAAGCTCTAGTAAAATGATGATGATTAATACAAATGTCTTAATGGAATGGACATTTGATAGTGAAAATAATATAACTGAAAATTACAAAGTTATAACTAATTTGAATGAAAATAAAAAAAGAAGTTTTCTTTCTACTACAAATAATAATTCCATAAATAATAATTTAGTTTTATTGGATACTGTTCTAAAAAAATATACTCCTATTGATGTAGTAAAATATAATTTTTTACAATATCAAGATTATAATACAGCACCAATACCATATGATACTGTAAAATTATATTTACCAACGAATTATAATTTCGTAATGAATGAATATGTTGGATTATATGTTAAAATTTATACATATGATTATTATAATGAAAATGTATATGAATTATCTAATATATTTTTTGATTCTACAGTTAATACAACATCAGGATTAACTCAATTATCTATACCATTTTTATATAATGAACAAGAATGGGGTAAATATTATGAATTTCAAATTCCATCTATTGATTATATATCTAATCAAAGAATAATATCATTAACAGAAAATGTAGTATTAAATAATACAATCAATGATAATTTTACGATAGGAGTAGGATTAAGTCAAACATCTCCAATATTTGTTGAATTTCAATATTTAACTTCAAAAGAAATTATACTTGGTACAACATATTATTATTCATCAGAGTCTTACCGTACATCATTATCTAAAAGTGCTGATTATAATACATTAGCAGTCAATATATCAGAATCAACAGAAGGAGATTTCTTTGAAATAAACGGTACATATGGAAATTCAACTCAAAATTTGGATAATTTCATAAGAGAAATGGAGAATAAAGGACGTAGAATGAGAATTGAGTACGATATTTATCTACTTGAAGAGAATATACAGACAAATATGCAAACCGTTGTTGTAACAGGAAATGGCGCAAATGATGATTTTACAAAAACTATATTATATAGACCTATTTTAACATTTTCAAACACAACAGCAGCAATAAACGTTGTAATGAGAGTTATTGATTTAGTGGATATGAGTACAATAGAAAGAACATCAACTCTTGGGTTAACTACTAATATACAAAAATATGGTAAAAAATTAATTAGTTTAAATATACAAAATTTAAATAAACTTAAAATTTATAATGCGAAACCAGATGAAATTATTTTGGGCTCAGATTATTTATCAGGAAATATAACTACAGAAATTGTAAAAGTAAATTCTCCTCAATTGATAGAAGTTGGTAAATTAATAGTAAATAGTTCATCTAATAGTTCATCTACCGCATTAACTAATAATGATTATAAAACTATGGGATTATTAAATATTGTAATTACTCCATTTGATAATATCATACAATTTAGATTGGCATCTCTTCAATCAACAAATTCTACTACTAATCAATTGGTTATATATGATTTATCTACAATATTGAATAATGCAGAATTAGTATTAGTATTTAAATCTGATTCAGAAACAATAGAAAAATCTATATATCAAGAAGCTACAAATGATTATATAAACGGAATTGTTAATTTTAAAATTTTAGAAAATGATTTACCTGTATTAAACTCAATTTACAATAAAGGATTCACTAATTTTTATTTAACATTAGTGTCAAATAATCAGTCATCAAATAGTACAACTCAAGTTATTGGACTTGATAAAGTACGAACATTATTATATTCTGGTACATTTACATTATTTGAAAATGTCACATTTGTTGATGATAGTACAACATATATTTCAGACTCAAGTAGTTCTGTTCCTATATCATCAGGTAGTGCATCTACTAATACAACAACTACAACAGCATCAATATGGCCAATGGCAGGAAGAACAGTTATTATTTATACCAAATATAAAAATACATCATCAACATCAAATTAAAATAATTAAAATGACTACTACAACTACTACAATATCAAATACTAAAAATGATTTACTTAACGCATTAAATATATCATCAGGTGAAACTTTAAGTTATAATTCATCAATTGAGAATATTATAAATACTCAAGGCGGAACTGTTTTATATTCGTACGATAATATAATTATAGCATCTGAAATTACAGATTCATTTTATAATGAATTGATTAAAAATCCAAACATAGAGTATATAGATTCACTACCTTTAAAAAAATATGGTGATGTTAATTATAATTTAATTAACCAAGTAGTGATTAATAATAGTAATACATCGAATTTAAGTTCAACTTCAGGTTCAAATTCAGGAACAACTGTTGCTTTCGTAACAGGAATAAATGTGACAGGATATACAAATGATATTACAAATTCTATAAATTTGTTAAATACTCTTACTACGACACTTCAAGATGGAATATCAGGTAAAACTAGTTTATCATCAAATATAAATATATCACCTACCATAACAAATGATATTTTTGCATTAAGTGCAGAAACCAATAATACATTCAATTATCTTATTAATGCAACTGGTACTGTACCAATTAAATATGAGATTATAACGCCAAGTAACTATATTGGAACAATAGGACTCAATTTAAATAATATAAGTGGAATCACATCAAAAACTGGAACATATAATTTTACATATAGTGCAATAAATTATTACGGTTCTGCATCAAAAGATTTAGTTTTGACTGTTATTGAATATGTTAAAATAACCAATACAAATCTTATTATTAATAGTAATTTTGGTACAAATATTACATATCAAATATTATCAACTGGAAATCCAAATTCATATTATTCAACATCTTTACCATCTGGATTAACTATGAACAATTCAACTGGAGTAATTAGTGGAATTTGTGTTATAACTGGAAGTACTAATGTTAATATAACTGCTTCTGGAATAACAGGAATGGATTCTAAAATATTAACAATTAATGTAGGATATTATCCAATCATTACTAGTATTGGTACTATTTCAGGTAAGACATATTCAGCGTTTAATTATACTATAACATCAACTGATAGTGGTGCTACATATAAAATTGTAGGTAACTTACCTAGTGGATTAAATTTTAATAATAATATAATAAGTGGATTACCAAATAATCCTGGAATAGTAAACGTATCAATAACAGCAAGTAATGCGTTTGGATATTCCACTAAAAATTTATCAATTATTATATCAAATATGAATATATAAAAATAAAATAAAAAATGGCTACATCAACTCAAAATTCATTATTTCAAGGATTAACATATAATGATGATATAACAAATGAAATTATATCAAGTGGAGGAACTATAGTTTTTACTAGAGATAACGTAATAATGGCATCAGAAATATCAGAAGCTGAATATAGATCATTATTAAATAATCAATATATATCTAAAATAGAAGTATTACCATTAAAAAGATATGGAAATCAAGGTATTACGACTACATCTATAACAACAACTCAATAAAAAAATAATTATTTAAATTAACTATTTAAAAACATTTGAAAAATATGATAATTCTTATATTTATGATATATTAACTGAAAGATTTGCAAATTATATTAAAAATGTTTTAAAATTTGAAGAAGAAACTCCAAACTATAGTAATAATTTTTATAAAATAAAAAGTAATAAATTAAAATATGAGAATAAGTTCACAAAATAATCAATTTTTATTCCAGCTTCCAACCGACTTTATATCAGATGAAGTTAATGAAAGAATGAAAAATTATTTATATAAAAATTGGATACCTTATCTTACCCCAATGGATTATTTAAATAGTTCTATAAAAGAATGTGTATTTCCAAGTATTACGTATGAAGGATCAGAGCAAATAATTAAATATGGTAAAAAAATTGAATATAAGCCAGCTACAAATATTTATGATACATATAATAATACATTAGATATAACATTTAGGAGTGTAGATTCTCATTCTAATTATTTTATGATGCAGCAAATTTTCAATGAATATTATAATAATACAAGAAAATATTCATTAACTAATATTAATTTATTTATTTTAGATAAAGATGGAGATTTTTTATATTCAATTGTATTTAGAACAGCATTACTTAAGTCATTATCAGAAGTTAGACTTATGTATCAATCAATTGATGTATCAGAACAAACTTTTACTGTAACGTTTAAATTTAATTTTATGGATGTATATTGGAAATTAACAGATAATCCAGATTATAAAGAAGATAATATATTTTATTCTAAAACTTGGGATCATACTAATGAAATTTTACCCATGAAAAGATCACAAAATAATTATAATTTATAAAACTTTTTATTTTTAATATTATATAAATTACATGAAATATGAAAAACATAAATATGGAATATGGAATTTAAATTATCCAACAGAAATAGATAATTTTGCGTATAATATATATCTATTGGAATTTAATAAAAAATATTTAAAAGGTTCTCCTTATTTAGATCAAATAACATTTAAATCATATTATCATAAGAATAATGATAATGAATATTATAAAAAAGCAAAGCAATTAATTAGAATAAATAAATTAGAAAAAATAAATAAATTAGAAAAAATAAATAAATTAGAAAATAAATAAATTAGAAAAAAATAAACTTTCTAATATTTATGATATACAATCAAAACAATCAAAATAAATAAATTAATTATTAACATAAAAAATAAAATGAACACAGAATTAGTAGTAGGAGTAAATATCGGTAGTTTACCAGATCCATTTCCAGAATTGAGTAACAATAGAATCAGAAAAATAAAGAGTTCTGGTGATTTGAATTCAGAATATAGAGATATGTATGAAAAGATGGAAAAATCATTATCTGGTAAAAAAGAGATTAAAGAAAATCAAGTAGTTACAGGTACAATATCTTCAATCAATCAGAAAGAAATTTTAATTGATTTTGGATTTAAAGATTTTATTTATGTAGAAAAACCTAAATTGAATACAGTTGTAACAGAATTGCTAGTAGGTGATTCAATTGATGTATTAATAACATCAGTATCAGAAAAACCATATTTAATTAAGGGTTCTATTACAGAACTAATTAAACAAAATGTTCACAGTAAAATGAAAGAATATTTTGAACAACGATTGCCTCTTATATCTGAAGTTAAATCAATGATACCAGCAGGTTATATGATGGATATTATTATGGATAATGTTAGAGTTGAGGCATTTATGCCAAATACATTAGCAGATGTAAATAAATTAACAGACTCAGAATCTATATTAGGTTTGACTTTTGAAGTAATGCTAGAAACATTACAGCAAGAAAAGGGTGTTTATGTAGTATCAAGAAAAAAATATTTACAATCATTAATACCAGACGAAGTAAGAAAATTAAAATATGATATTACATATACTGGAGATATTACAGGTACAACTCCATTTGGTGTTTTTGTACAATTTAAAGCTACTGAAGATGGTCCTAATTGCTTAACTGGTATGGTTCATAAAGCTAATATTGGTGAAAAATGGCAAAATAAATGGAATGAAATAGTACCTGGTATGACTATTGATTTTTATGTTAAAGAAGTTATAAAAAATAATAAAATTATTCTTACTCAAATTTTAAAAGAATCTATGTGGGATAGTATTAAAGTTGGTAAAATATTAACTGGTAAAATAAGAGATATTAAAAATTTCGGTGCTCTTATCACACTTGATGATGAAACAACTGGATTAATTCAAACTACATATCTTAATAGAAGTGATAAAAAATATAAAGTTGGTGAAGAAGTTACTGTAAAAGTTATATCATTAATAAGGGATGATAGAAAAATTTATTTAAATTTTGCTGATGCTAAACCAAAAAGGGATGAATAAAATAAAAATAGAGAATGATTCGTTATAACGAACCATTCTCTATTTTTTTACTTTACAGTAGATTAAATATTCGACAAATATTGATATAATATATTATTTAAATTATCATATTTTTTATATAACTAAAAAAGCATCACCATTGGTGATGCTTTTTTAGTTATTATTAATTTTCATCTTTTATAAATTGTGTATAATTTAAATCTAGCATAACTTCTCTATCAAAAACATTAACTGCAATTTTAGATTTTTTCTTAACATCATCAAGAGTTTTAATGACTCCTTTGAAATTATTAAATGGTCCATCTATTATTTTAACTCGTTCTTTAATATAATAAGTATTATCATTAACATAAACAATTAAATCATCAGTTTTTTTGTCTAATAATCTATCAACTTCAGATTGCCTTAATGGTTTTTTTAATACACTTTGTACTCCTCCAATATATTTAACAAAACCTTCAACAGTATCTATAGATTCACATTCAATAAATATATAACCTGGTATTGTTATTTTTTCAACATTTATCTTTTTTCCATTTCTTAATTGCTGAGTTTTATTACTAGGTACTAATATATTTGATATGAGATTTTCAATAGGATGCATTTTTAATTCGTGTTCTATTGATTCTTTTACTTTTTTTTCTTTGCCATTGGCAACTTTTATAACATAGTATTTCATTTTTTATAATTATTTTTATAATTATTATATAAACTTTTAAATAAAAAGTTCAAAAAAATCCTTATATTTTTACATATAAGGATTTTGTTAATATCTTCTAATAATTGTCTTTTTTTTTGGTTCTTCCATTACAGGAGGATAATAAGGAGTAAATGATTTATCATCGCTATATTCATCTGTAAATATTTTATCAGTATCTACATTAGTATTATATTTTTTAGGCTCAAATATTGAATCATTACTATCACCTTTTTCTTCATCTCTTTTTAGTCTTTGATTTATAAATTCTCTAACATAATTATGAGCAGATTTTAAATCATCTTTCTTTTTATTTCTTAATCTCACACTTTTTCCATCTTTAGTTTTTTTGAAAATTTTACAAATGAAAAATATTCCCTTTTTCTGTATTCTAGCAAAATAATATGGTTCTACATTTCCTGATTTATATTTTATAATTCCTCCAAATACAGTAGGATTATATTTTGCTTTGCCACTAGTAAATAATTTATCATCTATAATATTATCTTTCCAGTTTTCAAATGTTTTAATTTTTTTCATATTACATATATATATAAAACTTTTATTATTATTTTTTCTATATTAATTATAAAATAATAAATGAAATAATGAAAAACTCTTTATTGAAAATTAGAATTGATGATGAAGAATATAAAAAATTTCAAGACGTCTGTGAAAAAAAAGATAAATCTATGAGTGAGGTTATAAGATCATTTATCAGTTCATATAATAATGGAAAAAATATCATATTATTAGATATCGATAACGAAACATTTGATAAAAGTTTAGAAATGTGTAAATCTAAAAAAATAAAACTTAATGATGTAGTTAAATATCTATTAAATAAAGCAATTAAAAATAAAGATAAACTAACGTTTAAATAAAAAGTGCTGTTTTATAAAACAGCACTTTTTATTTAAACCCATTCCTCTTCTTCAAGAAGTATTGGATCATATTTTAATCCAAGTTCATATATTTTATCATAAATTTCATTTTTGTTTTTTGTTTCGAAAAATTCATTAACTGTTTCAAATTCACCTTCAATTTGCTTTAACAACAAAACATCTTTTGTTTCAGCATCCCAAACCAATTTTCATACATCTTTTTTTTCATTTTTTTTCATAGAGAATTTATTATTTTTTTATTGTAAATTAAGTTGAATATAATTCAACTTTTTTAAAAATTTTGCTATATACTTATAGTATTTCTCACTCAAGTATATATTAATTAATACGCATCAGATATTTCTATTTTATTTAATTATTTGATATTTAGATTATTATAAGTTATTGATTAATAGAAATAAATAAAATAATTAAAAATAATTAAAAATAATTAAAAATAAATGGCTAAATTATATTTTAGATACTCTACAATGAATGCAGGTAAAAGCATAGATTTAATTAGAACTAATTTTAATTATCTTGAAAATGGTAAAAAGACCATGTGTTTTACATCAAGTAAAGATAATAGATATGGAGTAGGTAAAATAACATCAAGAATTGGATTATCAATTGATGCTATACCAGTAAATGAGGATACTAATATATATGATATAGTTAAAAAAGAAGTAGATATATCTTGTGTATTTGTAGATGAAGTACAGTTTTTAACATCTGATAATATATTTCAATTGTCAGATATCGTAGATGAATTAAATATACCAGTAATTTGTTATGGACTTAGATCGGATTATAAAATGATAGGATTTATTGGATCATCTCAATTAATTTCAATATGTGATTCTATTGAAGAAATTAAAACTATATGTAATCATTGTAAAACTAAAAAAGCTATATTAAACGCTAGATTTTTAAATGATAAAATAATAATTGAAGGACCACAAATTATAATAGGTGGTAATGATAGCTATAAACCTTTATGTAGAAAATGTTATAAAACAATATTAAAAGAACAAAAATGAAAGATAATTTAAATGAGAAATTAGAACAAGGATATAAAAGACTTTGTTTAGTAAATGTGGTTTGGTCATTATTATTAATGCCATTAGCATTTGTATTTAATCAAAATGATTTATCTATGTTTGTACTTATATGGATGATTTGGATTATTATCGGATTATTTTTATCACCTAAAATAACAATGAAAATATGGCGAAAGTAGATTTTATAACACTTGCAAATATTATATTTAAAGATAAAGATAAATATAAATTTATAACAGATGAAGAAAAAGAAGATTCTTTTTTTATGCTTAATAGAAAATTCGCATATAAATATTTGAGAAAAGCACAATTTTTTAATAATAAAAATATTAATAAATCATCATCATTAGATATTTGGTATCAAATTTTTTATAAAACTACTAATGGAACACCTGATTGGTGGTGGAAAACAAAGCAGCCTTCAAAAAATAAGATAAAATCTGAATTTAATAATAATGATCTGAATTTAATAATAGATTATTATGAAATAAAAAAAAGTGATATTGAATTTTTAATTAAATATTATAGTCAAGATTTAAAGGATGATATTAAAAGACTTAAGAAATTTAAAAATGAATAAAAAAAAGTAGATAAAAATCTACTCTTTTTTATTCTAAACGAATATTATATATTTCTTCTTTAATGTAGTTACAATTTGTTTTGTAATAATAACCATCAATTGTTATACAATTTTTATTCCTACCATTTGATATAATTATAATATCGTATGAATAATTATAATTAATCTTTTTCTCATTATATAAAACTAAATAGTGTGTATCAAATTTTAATATTCCTGCAGATTCAAATATAACATCATCTAATGTTCTTTTTTGTGATGAAAATGGCTTTACTTGAACTGTATATTTTTCATTATCAAACATAAATGATCCATCTATTCCACTAACATCTTCTGCTATATTTATTGGAGGATTAAATTTAATTATTTTTTTAGTTTTATTATTATTATTAATAAAATTTTGAAAATATATATTTGCTAAATTTTCACCACGCTTACCTTTATTAGATGTACATTCGACGATATGATAATTACCAATAAAAAATACTCCATTATAATGATATTGATTAAATAAATTATATTTCATATATTTAATAAAAGATTCTTCAGTTCTTATATCATTAAATTTTGCTATACTCTCAAATGTTCTTTTATTATTAATAAATTTATTTATAATTTCCATTTCATAACTTTTTTTATTTATTTCAAATTTATCTTTATTATTATTTTTTATATAACCAAATTTTGAATATACTCTTTGAATAAAATTTTCAATTTTATCATTTATTTTTGATTTTTCTTTTGATGAAATTTCAACATTAACTTCTTCATTATCATCATCATACCATTTCAATATTGTTGGTTTATTATTATTTTCACTCATTTAAATTAAGACTTTATTAATTGTTTTTTATTATCGATTATTTTAATTAATAACGAATATAATAAAAAAAAGTGAAACAACCTAATGTTTCACCTCCTTTTTTTGTTAAATTTAAAAATAGAGAGATAGCTTCCACACACCAAATGTAATTTTATTGATTAATTCGTCAGGACCTTAACCCGAATCTCTCTTATATTATAAATACAAAAACCTAGCAAACTTTAAAAAAAAGTCTCACTAGGTTGTAAATATTTAATATCTTTTAATATCAGTTTTTTACTCATAATTATATACCTTATATATAAATATATTTATATCTATTTTATCTAAAACTAAAAATTTTATTTACATAAACGATCTGAAGCAGAACTTGAAGCAAAACTATATGGTTTTCCCATTACTTTATATTTTTCACCGCATAACCATCCCATAACATCATTATAAACTTTATTTGATTTATTGTTTGATAATCTTGCTCCATTTCTTGTATTTTTTTTAACATTTAAATCTACATGAATTTCTACTAGCTTATTTGGTGTTGAATCATCATAATAGTTTTTATCAAATTTATATTTATAATTATTATTACTTAATGTTTCGTTAATAGATTCAGCAACATCATGAGACAATAATGCTTCATTCCATAATTTAGTTACAAGGTCTTTAACTTTAGGCTCAGTATATGTTGCATAAACTACATGAGCACCTTTTCTTTTTTCCTCATTATAAAAAACAACTGAAACTGCATATTTAGTTCTATGCATATGACTATCTGAATCACAACCAATAATTACTTTTGATCCTTTATCAACATTTTTAACATAATTTAATACGTAATCATTTATACTTATAATTTTTTCTCCATTTATTTTTCTCCATGCTAAATTTTCCATGTCTATTAATTATTTAATTTTTTATTTATTAATGATTATGTATTTTATATTTTCAAATAAGTTTATTATTTAATTAATATCTTATCTTTATTTTTATCATAAATTAAATTTTATTATATATGTCATTATATTATTTCAATTTATCATTTTTATAAGTGTTTTTATAACATTATTTAAGTTCAAAATATAAACTTATCTATCATTTTTTATATACATTTGTAAATTAATACGTAATAAATAAATCAAACAAAAAATGTCAAAAATAAAAATTAATAATGAATATGCAGTCAGAATAAATCATCCAGAATTTGGAATTTTTTATTTTTCATATTCTAGTAATAATATAAAAGGAGAAACATTTGTATTTACTAAAAATTTATCTAAAGTTCAAACTTGGAAAACAATAAAATTTTCAGATAATCAAATTAATGTAATTATATCAGCAATGAAATTTAAGACTCGTAATATATATTTATCACTTGATAAAAATATAGAAAATAAAACACAAGATAATATTATAAAATCAAGAAATAAATATTATTATGTTATTGATTCATCACAAGATATCAAATCAAAAATGCTTCTATTAACTGCAGATAAAAATATAAAAAAATTAAATGATACATTAATAGAAGATTCAGAAAGTATATATAATTTATATACTAATATTAAAACTAATGTCATCACAAGTAATTTTAAAAAAATCAATAATTGTGATGTAGATTTTGATAAAATATTAAAAGATTCAAATGATACATTATCAGCTATTCAATTACAGAATGATATACAAAATGAATTAGCACTTAAAGTGAATAATTATATTGATGATATTTCACAATATAAGAAAGATAACAATATTTTAAAAGAATTTGAATGCTATACTGGAATATATTTAGATGTTATTGATGCATCTTATGGTTTTAGAAAATTAAAATTAAAATTACTTAATAATATTAATAATCACTAATTAATTTTTTATCAGTTTTTTAATATTATCTAATTTATTTATCGAAAAAATCCATCCAGCTTTTTTACCACCAGTTTTAGGATCAGTTAAAAATTTATTATATCTACAACCTAATGATAATAATTCATCTTTAATTTTTTTTGTTCCAATACCAAAAAGCGCATATGCTTTATCTGAATATTTAACTAACTCTATATCATCATTTTCTTTTTGATCAAATGTAGATATTGATTTTATATGCTTTAATTTTGGATTTTCTTTTTTTGGCTCTTCAACTTTTGGTTCTTCAATAATATCAGGTTTATATAACATAAATACTTCAGATAATAACATTTGATTGCCTTCTTCATCTTCCCAATGTCTAGAAAAATTATGCTGAGATATTTTATATTTTTTCAATAATGAATTTACCAAAACAGTATCTATTTTTGTATTTAAATTTCCAATTTTAATAAACTCTAAATCTTTTTTCCATTCACCTTTACCTAATCCAGATTTTGATATAAAACTATTCATTTTAAGATATAAATCATCATTGTTTATATCTAATAATATCTTAGCTTCAACAGAATTATAATCGTAATCCCAAGAGTAATAAGATTTATTTTTAGCTAATAATTTAAAATTTTCATTCATAATATAAACTATATTTTCGTTATATATAAAATAAACTTTTTAATTTATTTATATTATAACAAATAAAAATATATGTTCAAATTAGAAATAGAAACTTGTATGAGTGAACCTCCAATTATTATTGATATAGAATCTTTTAAAGCATTTGATAGAAAGAAATCCGAAATTCATAAGATGTTAAATAGTTATATATTTGAAATAAATACAAAACAAATCAGAGATGAAATTAAAGAAAATGTATTAAAAATTTTAAGTATGGATATAATAAATATTAGAAGAGAAAAACTTAAAATATTGGATGAAATTTCTGGAAATAAAAAAATAAAAAAATATTATCATAATGATATGATGATCAAGTACAATATTGAAATATAAAAACAACTGAATAATGATGACATTACCTCATTTTAATTCTATACAAAACTGTTGTTATAATATAGATCCTATTTATCAATCATGTTTTGAAGTTAGATTTAATAATAAATTTTTACTAGATAATTGTATATCTATAGAAAATAATATTATTAATTTTAATCTTTATATTTATGAAAATGAGTTACAACCATTTAATATTATAAATGATATGATTAATAATAACGAAATTATAAATTATTTAGAAATTATAAATTATAATAACGAAGGTACAATAAAATATGCAGTATTTTTAGAAAAATTTAAATTTGTAGAATTTGTAGGATTTCTTGATTTTGATTTGGTTAAATATGATAAAAAATATAATATAAAAAATTTACATGTTAAATTTAAATATGATAAAATGACTGTAATTATAGAAAAAAAATATAATAACTTTATTAGAAAAATTAAAATTAAGTGTTTAAATGAAAAAGATTCATAAAATATGAATCTTTTTCATTTTTTAATATTCATCTAAAAATTCAATCTCATCTTCATCATCTACATTTATTAACTTTATAACATTTGTATAACCAGTAAATTCTTTTAGTTCATCTATCATATCATAAAAATCAGATTCATCCAAACTATCTAATAAATCAGCTAATTCATATTTAGCAGGTTGATAATCATCTTCATCAATATAATCATCTAAACTTTTTTCTCCTTGAGTGTCTAATATTTCTAATATCTGATCAATTGCATCATGTTTATATTCCCAAAAAGATTCATGTTCATCATCAACTCTAACTTCCCATTTATCTTCGTTTTCATTATCGTTTTCATTTTCTTCGTCATTCAGAATATTTTCATTAATATATTCAAACTCATCAAATTTTTTAAGCCCCATAATATTATTTTTATTTGTATATATTAATTTTAATATATACAAATAAAAAATATGAGAATAGTAAGTATAAAGTATTTTTTAAGGCCAACTGCCCATTGTTCTAATGGCTGTTAGATATGGGCATCGGGAGATGCCCTTTTATTTTGGTTCGTCAAATATAACATTCCAATTATTTAATTTATGCCAACCACTAGGCATTAATATTTCTAATTCATTTGATAATAAATTATCAAATGTAACATATTCTTTTACTTTACCGTTTTTTACTTTGTCAGAAATTTTAAATTTATCATTTAATTTGGTTCTTAAAATAACCATTTTAGATTCTCCTCCTTTATATTTAGCATAATATTTAGCATAATTTATATCATTAGTAAAAGATATTGATGACTTTTCATCACCTGTATTATTAGTTTTCATATATCCATCATTTTGTATATGTAATGACTGCCCTCTACCTGTACCATGATAAATATAATTATCATCATTATCAAATTTATTAAAAGTTGTAATCATATTTTAAATTATTTTAAATTATTTTTAATCATATTTATCTATCAAAGGTTTAATTAATAAATATGTTAAGTAACATATAAAACTTCCAATAAATCCATATATTGGAATTATTAATAAACTCATAATAGTTAGTTCATGATAATATATCATTAATAAAGTTTTAATTATAATACCCCAATAGAATCCGCTGCACTGACAGCACTTTAATAACTTACCTAATGATTGATTCATTTCTTGTATTTTATCTCTTATATGCTTAAATATATAAGATTGGGTTGTTATTAATGTTGCTCCAATTGTTGCTAATATAAATAATAAAAAGGTTAACATTATTCTTTATTTTTTTTATCAAGTTCAGATATTATTTCATCTAATGTCATTCCTTTTATATAATAATTATATACATCATATCTTTCATAACCAAATGATGAGTCATAATGTTTATAAAGTTCATTCATTAGTCTATTATACTTACTAATTTCTTCTAAATTTTTAAACTCACCAACTTCATAATAAATTGATTCAATTACTATTGTTTCTTTTGGATTAAATATCGCATACGTATTGTGTTTTTTTTCTTTTGCGACATAACCAACAAATCCTAATTTTTCAATTGTATTAGATACAGAATCATTTTCATAATATCTCCAAGTATCATCTAATTTTATTTTTTTTGGTTTTTTATTCCATGATTTTTTATATTTAGAAGCATATTCTTTCATCATATTTTCTTTTGCGATGTTATATAATTCTACTCCTTTTTCATATTGTTCATCTGTTATTTCAATATTTAAATATGTTTTGTGATATTTTTTATCAAGAAATATCCCAGTTAAATGATCAGATATTCTATAAATATCAGTTCCTTTAAATATACTTTTTATATAATTTCTAAAATCTTCAAAATATTTACGATATTCATATCCAAATTTATTATCTCCGTATGATATTGATTCTGCACCATTTAAATAATATGAAAAAGTTTTTTTATCAATTGTATAAACATAATCGTCATCAACATCAACAACTATTAATTTATCATATTTATAATATGGATCATCTACGTTATCTCCAATTTTAGCATTTATTATATTATCAACTGGTTCTATAATATCATCTCCTTTTAATAATTCTAAAATATCTTGTTTTTTATAATCCGTAGGAAAACAAAAATTGCTCATATAACAAGTAATTTTATCTGGTAATGCATCATCTAATTGTTTTAAATGCTCTTCTATATTTGCATCAAATATTTTACCATTTAATTTACATGTATAAATAACTGGAGATTGATCTAACTCATTATCACTTGATTTTTCACTTGCGTAGTCATATGCAAATTTACTATTATCTGAAAAAAATGTTATATTATTTTTAAATTTAGAAAATAAATATGGTGAGCCATGATATAATGTAAAATTTGACATCATTTTTTCAAATGTTTTTAAATATTTCATAAATTATTATTATTTTATTATGTTATATATTAATATATCAAATCTTTTTTATATCTTTGTAATTAGAATAATTAAATAAAAAATTATATGAAATCATTTGAAACTATATTTAACAATTGGATAAGTAGTAAAGTTGAATTTCAACTTAAAATAATAGATAACATTGCATCTGAAACGGGAGTTGATCCTGAAAAATGGTTTATTGAAAATTTTTTACGTAGGCATATCGGAGATTATACTGAAGATGATTTTTTAAACGTTCTTCTACAAGAATATATAGGTTATTTATCTAATGAATTTGACAAAATTGTAGGGGTTTATTTAGAAAGTGATAAACATAATATGTATGGAGAACCAATATATGACATATATATAACATTAGAATATGATTTTGATAATAATAATATTTTTATTAATGAAGAGTACGGAGAAAGAGTTGATATTGAAAAAGTCATACAATCAGTATCTCTTAATAATAGATCTGTGTTGATGAAAAATAAATTATTTTCATATATCATTAATAAAACAAATTTAAATATTTTTTCTAAAAAAGATATAAGAGCATTAAAATTGAAACAATTAAATGAAATATAAAATTAATGATATTGTATTGCTTAATAATGATATTAAATTAAAAATAATAGAAATTGGTGAAATTTCATTGTATTATGTAGTAGTATATTTAACAGAATCACGTCGCACTTATATTGATTCTGAATATTTAGATTATAATTCATATCTAATAGATATTAAATATTTAAGAAAAGAAAAATTAAATAAATTATATGAAATATAAAGTAGGAGATATTGTAGTTGGAAACATTGTAGTTGGAAACATTTTTAAAATCGAAATTATAAGTATTTTGAATAATGAATATGAATATTGTCTAACATGCAGGTCAAATAAAAAAATTACGAAATGGTGCACGATATCAATTGATAATTATACTAAATTAGATGATCAATATCTTAGAAAAGAAAAATTAAAGAAATTATATGATACTTCAGCAGTGGTTAAATAGTCAAGATTTTTTAGAAAAAGATCAATTTGAAAAAAGAAAAATATTAAAAAGATGCATACTTACAGATAAATTTTGTATAATAGGTAAAACTGTTATATGCTTTGAAACTGAACGGTATTGTAATGAAAACAATAAAAGATATTATGATCCATCAATTAAAGGATGTAATTTAACTATTGGTAAATCATATAATATATTAGATCATAATATTGGTAAAATAAAAGTTTTAAATGATAACAATAAAAAAGTATGGTGCACAATTAAAAGATTTATATATTCAATAAAATATGAGAGAAGAGATAAATTAAAACAAATTGATAACGAAGAAAATGATATATCAGATAAAAAATTAATTTGTGTTTTATGCGGGCAAGAATGGGGAGTAGAAAATAAGTTTACAAATACTTGTGAAAATATCGAATGTAATGGTTTCTGTACTTGGGGATATTCTCCTATGAAACCAGAAAGTTTTACAATTGATGATAACGGATTTTGGCATTTAAAACCAATTCCGAAAGATTTAAATAATTTATAAATAATATATTATGCTAGATAAAAAATCAACAAGTCTTATTAAAAATTATGCTATTAGTACTGGTAAAAAAATAAACGTAAAAAGTGGTAGATGTAGATATAATTTTAGATGCCAAATGAATGCTGTTAATGATGCATTAAGTAGCAATCAATCGACATTAGGAATGTGCATATGTATAAATGATGACTCATGTTTTATTCATTTTATTAATATATCTAAAAATAATACATATATTGATAATACTTTAGGACAATGGTCAATTAAATATAACTATTATTTAGTAAAAATAATTGATAAAAAAGATTTTTTAAATATAAATGATATATTTACTCAATATAGAAAAGAATTACATCAAAAATTACCATTATATTTAAGAATGATAAATACAGTAGAATTTTAAATGATTATAGATAAAGGATGGGGATATTGGAATTTAAAAAACTCTACAATATTTGATGATATAGCATATTATCTATTTGTACAATATTATGTACATGACTACAAAGATTCTCAATTATATATGTCAAATATGGAATATGAGCCACCTAATCAAAAATGGTTTTATTTCAGGAAACTTTATTATGAAAAATATTACAATAAAGCAAATATTATATTAAGAAAAGAAAAATTAAATAAAATAAATGAAACTATAATAGAATAAGTTAAACAATAAAAATTATAATATTATGATAGTAGTACATAAAAGTGAAAAATACGGAGATTATTACGGAGAATTAGTTGAGTTTGATTACACTACATCCATGAATATTCTTGATTGGAGTAGTAGAGATACCGCAATTTTCTGTACACTACTTGTTAATTTTGGAGTATCAGAAATTCTTTTTGATATGGAGTCAAAAAAAGATTATACTTGTACTGTATATATTGAAACAACAGAAAAAACAGACTATAAAAGTCTAATGATGTTAATTTTTTCAAAACATCCAAGTGAGTTTTCAGAAGAAACTACTAATCATTTTAGATTGTGGTTTGAATAAAAATAAATAAATAAATAAATAAATATAATATTATGTCAAGTGTTACAGAAAAATTAGAAGAATATTTAGAGTTTTTAAAAACTCCTGAGGGTGAAGAAAGTATTCGTGAGTTCCGAGAAAAATTACAATTAGAAGATGATCAAAATAATATTAATATCGAAAGAATTAAAAAAATGTTCAATGATCAAGAAACTTTTGATTCTTTAGTCAATAGAATAATAAGCAAAAATGGAGAAGAATGGAGGGACAAATGTTACAAAAATGGTTGTACACCATATCCAACTCAACTATTATACTCATTGTTTGATTTAGCAGAAAAAGAAGGAACTGAAATAACAGAATCTATTGATGATTTTACAAGTCATTTTCCGTCTGATATCTGTGAATATAACGGTTGGCAATTTGCTTTGACATATGGTCAAGGTACATGTAGTAGTATATACTACAATAAAAAATTAATGTATAGAGATTGAATTCAATTAAAACAGTAAAATCAAGATATAGTATAACTACAATATCATCAAGTTATTATAATACACTTTCATCAAGTTATAATACAAATGACATTATTTCTGGTTCAACTGGATTATTAGAGCAAGGTTATATATTTGTTCCTTATATAATGTCTACAACAACATCAATTATTACTGAATCAAGAGAATGGAAGATACAGAGATTAAGAGAAAAACGGATAGAAAAACTTAATAAATTAGGTTGGAATGAATAATAACGGTTGGAATCAAGGTGATGAAATAGTATGTATAAATAATAGTAGTTATCCAAATATATTAACTATTGGAAGATCATATAAAATTATTGGAATTCATTGTAATACTAATATTAATAAATATCAAGTTATTATTCAATCAAATAGTAATAGTTATACATTAACTGTATTTTGTGATTTGTTTTTATCACTCAATGATTTTAATAAAAAACAAAGACTTGATAAGTTAAAAAAACTTAATAAATTATGCAATATAAATATTCAATAGATGATAACGTTATCTGCATTTTAAATGATAATGGATATGAAAGATATTTAACAATTGGAAAAACATATAAAGTCTTATATGTTTATATTGGAAAAATAACTAAATTAGAACATATATATGTTAACTCTGATATAAAGCATCAAGATATTAAACCATTAAGTAGTCAATTTTTAACTATTAATAAATTTAAAAAATTTCAAAGAAAAGAAAAACTAATTAGATTAAATCTATTATAACAATAATAAAAATAAAATAGTATATGAAGATATTAAGAAAAAATGACACTTTTAAAAAATTACCTGATGGAAGTATTAATGAAGTTGTTAGTATAAAATCTTATATTGAACAAGGATGGAAATATTGTTCGAAAAAAGAATATAAAGATTTTTTCAAATCAGGAGTTTCAGAGAAATTAGAAGAAAAGAAAATAGAAAAAGCTGAAAATAAAGAAAAAAAGAAAGAAAAAAAGAAAAATAAATGATTTTAGATATAATCAAATATGATGATTCTAACTCAGGTAAATTACGAAAAATAAATGTAGACGTAAAAAAAGAAAATCCTTTTTTAATTTCTTTGATTAAAGATATGTTTGAAACTATTAATTATCATAATTTTGAATTTGGATTATCTGCGCCACAAGTTGGACACAATTTAAATTTATTTGTAATTAATAATCCTGATTTAAAAGAAGTATTTATAAATCCAGAAATAAAACTTGATGGATTTCTTATACAAAATAAAGAAAAATGCTTAAGCTTTCCTAATTTAGAATTTCCAATTAATAGAAGATCAATAGTTCATATTAAATATTATGATATTAATTGGAATTATAAATTATCTACATTTAAAGATTTAAATGCCATCGCAATTCAACATCAATTTGATCATATTAACGGTAAATTAATAATATAAAATATAATGAAAGCACCAAACGAAATTAGCGTAATTTCAATTAACAATAAAGAAGACGTTTTAAAAACAATTGAACTTTTTAACAAAATTGGAATTAATGTATTTAAAGATAAACTATCAAAGAATTGGTTTATTTTGTCCGAAGAAGAAATAACAAAATGTTTTCTAATATCAGATAATGACGGTAACTGGAGACTACAATCTCATTTTTTAACAGATGGAATATCAGTTAAACAATTAGAAGAAATTATTAATACAGTATTATCAATAAATGAACAAATTAAAAATGATATTGGAAGTGTGAATAATTTAAAAAATGAACTTAAAAAATTTAAAAAATCAATTAAAGAATTTGAAAATAAATTAAATTCATTATAATATGTTTAATAGGAAAAAGAAAGAAAGAAAAAGAAAACTAAAATATGAAGAATTAAATAAATTGTTCAGGATTAAACATGGAATTATTTGTAATTGGCGGAACAGAAAATATTCTTATCCTCCAGATACAATAGAAGGAAAAAATTTTCATAAAAATTTTTATTATTTTTTTGTACAGGAATATGGTAATTTTTCACATTCTTTCAATGAATTTGCTTGTGTTAATTATGCTTTTGATCCAAAATTTGATCATTATCCAGTTGAAAAACTAAAAGAATTATATGATAAGATTGAAATAACTTTTCCTGAACCATTTATTCAAATTAATAGATTAAAAAAACTGAAATATATAAATTCTGTTAAATATGAAGAAAGGTGATAAAATTACTTATATGAGTAACGATATTTGTATTTTCGATAAATATAAAACATATACTATTATTAATATACACAAAGATATTATAACAAATGTGAGTTATCTTGATAATTATAAAAATTTATGTTATATAGTTTGTAGTTATACTATGAATAAATTCATAACATATAATCAATATAGAAAATTAAAATTAAATAAAATTAATGAAAAAATATGTTAGTAAAAGAATTAATAGAAAAAATAGAAGAATTAAGAGTAATATATCCTAATATTGATGATATTGAAATTGGACCACTTTTTGATGATAGTGCAGTGATGATGATTAGTGATTTGACGATAGAAGAAGGAACAGGATGGGAAACTGACGATGCAATTGGTATAATTTGGAATTGTTAAGTTTTTATAAAAAAAAATAAATATTAAATGTTAGAGGAAATTATAAATAATTATCCAGATGAAGAAATATTATCTGCTGATGGATTAGATGATGCAGTTATTGGACTTGAAATAAACTCAATGAGATTGATATACTCAGTATCAAAATGTATTGAAATATTTATAAATGACGGCATGACAGAAGAAGAAGCAGAAGAATATTTTGAATATAATACTGCTAACGCTTATGTGGGTGATCATACACCAATATGGTGCTACGATGATTTTTAAAAATAACAATATTATGAAAAAATGGACAGATTTATTGGTAGGTGATCCAATATATATTTTAAAATATGTTAAAAAAATATAACTAGTTTTATTGAAACAAAATGTGAAGGATTTGATAACATAGGTTATGCAATTGTTATTTATTATTATGTTGAGAGATTAGCAAATGATAAAGATTTTGAAGGTAAAGATTCCGTTACAAAAAATTTAAATAAAAATATAAAAAAGTGTAAATAAAATAAACTTTTTTAAAATATTATACTATTAAATATAATTAAACAAATAGTTCTTTGATGTCATGATAAAATGGTTGTTAGTTAAAAACTTAACTAACGTAAAATCATAAAAGTAATAAGTTTGATTAAAAATCAAACTGAAACTTTTAATCTTTATACATATCAATAATATTGATTACAGTAAACATAAAACGATTAATACACTTTTAAATACATCTTAACAACGGACTATAATAAGTCTTAAAAATGGTTGTTCGTTATGTAGTTTAAATAATTAAAAGCGACTACGATTTCTTTAAACTATAGAGAATAGTGTGTTCGGATAAAGAATTTCATCAAACGAAATTCAAACGTCACAGCAAGTACAAATTTGTATAAGTTTAAGTTGACGGTACTGGATTATATTTTCCATTATATAAAGCAGATATAGATAGTTCTAAAACAGAAGATAATAATAACTATTACTTTTGCGATATTGATGCTGTTATAGATGAAATGAATGAATATGAAAAAGATTTAAATGATTTAAAATCTAAATTTAATAAATTATTTGATACTATAATTGATATAAAAAATAAATAATTTGATTTGATGTATATTTTTTGTTCAATTAAATATGATGTTCATTGTCAATGAAGTTAATATTATTTTGAACAAAATATTTTTTATATCAAGATATTATTGTATATTTGCAAAAAAATTATGAAAGATAAAAAATCAGAAGATATATATTCTAATTGGGTTAAAGATTCAGGAATAAAAGATTTGACTGGTAATCAATCAAATTTTGTTAAAATGATTATTTTAAATAGAAAATATATTTGTGAAATAGGAAGCTTTAATAAAATATTTATTAGCATTTATAAATATTTGAAGAATAATCGTGAAAAATTAGAAGATTGAAATATGAAATCTAAAAATTATAAAATAGGTGAAAAAATAGTTTGTATAGATAATTTCACATTATATTCACCAGATACAAAATTAAGTAATATAAAATTATTAGAAATAGGTAAAGTGTATACTGTTAGTAGTGGTTATTACACTAATGAAGAATTGGGACTTAATGAAATATCTCACCATTTATTCAATAATAATAGATTTATAAAAATTTCAGAATTAAGAAAATATAAATTAGAAAAATTAAATGAAATATAAAGACTATAAATATGGTACTAAAATGATTTGCATTGATAATTATTCACGATATTCTAGTATAGAATTAGGCGGTTCTATCTCATTATTAAAAATGGGAGAAACCTATACTTTTAATTCTATTAATAGTTATGGTGAAATTAATTTTAAGGAATTTCCTAATGCACTTTTTAGAAAACAAAGATTTATAGAATATTCAAAATTTAGAAAATATAAATTAGAAAAGTTAAATAATATTAAAAATCCATCTGTTTAAGATGGATTTTTATTTTTATATATACCAATAAATAAAAATTTATTTATAATGAAAATATATAGTTTTGATGAATATTATCACATGAAATTACAAGCAGATATTTATTATACTAATATGATGAAAGTTTTTTATGATTATATAACTACTAATGATGAGTTTATAAAAAAACATGGTCCTATTTCTATAACAAGAGTTGAAGATATATCAAAAAATAATTTTAGATCAGGAGGATATATTATAAATTATAGAGCTAAAGATTATTCCGTTAGAAAAATTAATATAACTGATGAAGAATATAATGATATGATTAAATATATGAAAGATCCAGAATTATATGACTCAGTAAAAAAATTTAATTTATAATGAGTAAAAAAGTTAAAGATTGGAATGCATTTATTTTAGAACAACAAAATATAGAAAATTCAAAATATTCAATATTTGATATTGATGATAATTTACTTATTATGAATACGCCTTTACATTTTCAACATTTTGAAAATGGTAAATGGACAAATAAAGATGTCTCAATTCAAGATTTTTCTAAAATACGTTCTAAATATCCGACAAACTATATTGACAACAATGAATGGAAAGCAGATACTAAATATACATTTTCTGAATTTAGTGATAATGGGACAAGAGTAGATAACGCACTTGTCTATGATATTAAAAAAGCAATAAATAATAAAAATTTTGGACCATCATGGGAATCATTTTTAACAACTCTAAAAGAAGGTAGATTATTCTCTATTATAACAACAAGAGGACATGAACCTAATACAATTCGTTCAGCAGTTAAATATATAATAGATAGTGTATTAGATGAGAATTATAAAAATATTATGCTTACAAATATTCAAAAATATAATCAACTATTCAAATTTGAATCAACTGATCAAATAGAAAATTATTTAGATTGCTGCTATTTTATTGGATTAATGTCTCAAGCATTTAAAGATGAATTTTATTTTACTCCAACAATGAAAACAAAAAATCAAGCTATACAAGATTCTACTAACAAATTTTCAAATTACGTTAAAGAAATTTCACCTGGTGCAATAGATAAATTTATGAGTTTGGAAAAATCATTAGATTTTCCAGAATTTTTTATGATATCTAATTCTAAAAGTTAAAAAATAATATTTTCATAAAAAATATCTTGAATAATTTTTTTATTCAAGATATTTTTTTTATCTTTGTATTCTATAAACAACATAAAAATATAAAAATATGACTTTATCAGAAATTTATAAATTGTTAGATAATAACAAATTTAACGAAGCTTCAATCGAAGTTAAAAAACTAAATCAGAAATATCGTAATGGAGAACCTGAAATAACTGATCCTGAATATGATAAGTTGATTTTAACATTTCAAAAATTAAATCCAGATAATGAAATATTTGAATCTGGCGTTATTGAAGATAGTGAAGATGTAAATCCAGATAGAAAAGAATCTTTGAAATATCCAATGTATTCATTGGATAAATACCATACAATTGAAGAAATTCATAAATGGTTAAAAAATAAAGGACTACCTTTAGAAACAGAATTAGTCTGTACATCAAAATATGATGGAATGTCAATCCTTAAAGATGAATATAACCAACTTGCTTGGTCAAGAGGTGACGGTATAACTGGGGAATCAATGCACTTGCATTACACTAAGCTTAGAGATAAAGGAGAACGAATTAATTTGTTCACTATTGGAGAAATGATTTTTCCAAAACCAGTTTTTAATAGTCATACCTTTTATAGAGACAACGGAGAACCATTTAAAAATGCTCGTAATATGATCGCAGGACTTAAAAATTCTGATACACCATCAGAAGATTTAAAATTTGCTAAACATATTCGTTATGGATATGCAAGTGAAGATTTCACTCAAGATAAATCTGAACAATTAAAATTTATTAATGAAAATTTTTCTGATGTACCATATAAAATATTTAAAGCAAAAGATTTGGACTTTGATGAGTTGAATGAAATATTTATTGAATGGGGTAAAGAGTATGATATTGATGGACTTGTTTTTGATATTAATGATAAAGATATCAGAAAGAAACTTGGAAGAGAAACTAATAATAATCCTGCATATGCAAGAGCATATAAAAATCCTCAATGGTCTGAAACCGCTGAAACAACAATTCTTGAAATTGTTAAAGAAGTCTCTAAGCAATCCTATCTGAAACCAGTTGCTCTCATAACTCCTGTGTTATTGGATGGCGCTCTTATATCTAGAGTGACATTAAATAACTATAAGTTTGTAAAAGATAATGGCTTGGGTATCAATAGTTTAATAGAAATTACACGCAGCGGGGGTGTCATTCCTAAGTTGATTAGAGTGTTAAAATCAACTGGATTTGAAATGCCAACCTTTGGATCATCAAAAGTATTTTGGAATGAAACAGGTGTAGAATTAATGGTTGAAGGAACTGAAGAACAAGAGATAAAAAAACTCATTTCATTCTTTGAAATTCTTGGTGCTGAAAATGTATCAGAAGGTATAATTAATCAATTATATAATGCTGGGTATAAAACTGTTAAACAAATACTAGAATTATCAAAAGAAGATTTAGAATCATTAGACCGCTTTGGAGATCGGAAATCATCTATAGTTTTTCAATCCATACATAAAGCAGTTACAAATGTTAAATTATCAAAATTGATGCACGCTTCAAATTTCTTTAAGAATCTTGGTAGTAAAAAGATTGAATTGCTGATGCATCTTGATTATAAACCATCACTTGATGAAATTTTAGCAATCAAAGGATTCTCAGATAAATCAGCACATGCATATCTTGATGCTTATGATACTTTTTATGAATGGCTTCAAGACAAACCTCAAATAACAATTGAAACAAAACAATTAAAAAATAATATTATGAAAAATAAAGATTTAGAAGGACAAATTTTTGTATTCACAGGCTTTAGGCTTAAAAAAGGTAGTGAAGAAGAAAATTTATTTATTAAACATGGTGGAAAAGAAGGGTCATCAATTTCAAAAAATACAACACATTTAGTTTGCAGTGATATTTCAAGTTCAAGTTCCAAGATGAATAAAGCAAAAGAATTCGGTGTGAAGATAATGTCTATTAGTGATTTTTATGAAATGCTTAAAAACTTATAATGATTTTTTACTTTTTTTCACATAATCTTTTATATTATTCTCCAATAGTTCATATAACCAACCTTTTTTATAGGCTGAGTTATATGCACCAGGAGCATTTTTTCTAAAATCACCGTGAGTTTTATATTTCCTGATTTCTTCTAAACATTTATCATATGTCCAATAAAGTATTATTCCGCCTATTGAACCTGTTTTGTTTTTATTTAAAGCTTTCCAATTGTTAGTTTTATATTCATTTAAGATAATTTCTTCCATTTTTACAGCATCTTTAACATCTAAATAATCACTTTTTATTATAAAATTAGGTTGAATATTTGTATTCTTTATATATTTATAAATAGAATCTTTATCATCATTTAAATGTTGATAGTGTCGTCTATTTAAATCACATGTCAATCCAACATAACAAGTATTATCGGAAAATTCATAAACATACAATGCTCTTTTATAAAAATTTGGCATTTTTTTCATATGTTCTAATAATTCACTCCAGCCATTATTATTTATTCTATAATAAGCGCCACCATTATCTTTTCTGAAATCTTTTAAATTGTCATATTTTAGTGCAACATCTTTACATTTATCATATGTCCAATAATTGGGTGGTTTTTGTTCTCTCAATTTTTCAATTATATCTAACCAACTATGCCTATATATAGCATCAACTGCTCCAGGATATTTCTTATTGAAATCTTTTAAAGTTTTAAATTTTTTAGAATATTTTTTGCACTCATCATATGTCCATTCATTTTTAATCTTACATTTCATATTATTAAGAATATCGTACCATTTATTTTTAAGTATTGATGTGTATGCACTTGAAGAATATTTTTTTAAATCATATTTATATTCATATTTTAGTGATTCTTCTACACATTTATCATACGTCCATATTTTTGCATTTGGCATATGATTTAATAATTCGTTCCAATTATTTTTAAAAATTTTCCTATATACAGCCGAATGGTTTTTACTTAATTCTGTTCTATTTGAATAATTAGATGCAATATTTTTACATTCATCATAAGACCATCCACCAATTTTTATAGTATAAAAGTCTTCAAGTAAATCGTTCCATTTATTATTTAAAATAACTTTATATATCCATTTGTTTTTAAATTCTGCGAGTTTTTTATATTTGGCTAACTCTGTTTTACATTTCTCATAAGTAGTACAGTATCCGTTAATTTTTCTAATATCAATAAAATGTTTCGCCAATTCTATCCATTTATTTTTATAAATCAAGTTATATGCTGTTCCATATTTTTTTCTTAGTTCTTCTTTAGTATTACATTCTAACGCAGCTTCTTTACATTTTTCATATGTCCAATATCCATTTGGTTTCTTCATATTTACAATTTTATTTTTTTAATTCTATCATCTGTATATTTTACATTAAGATCATTATATACCAGCCATTCTATATACTTTGATTTATTTGAAATTAGTTTTAGCATTAAGTTATCTAAGTCTTTATTTACCGTTATTCTTATATTTACTTTTTTATCCATGATATTTTTTATTCTATATATAAATATATTAAGGTCATAAAAATGATTTTTTAGTGATTTAACAAACTATTTTAAAATATTTTTATATTATAAATAAAAACTATGTCGAGACACAAATTATCAGAAGATATTAAGAAGCCTAAAATAAGCATAACATTAAATAGAGATTTGGATGTTATTTTACAAGATTATATAAAAGAGAATGATTTAAGTCGTTCAAAATATATTGAAAATCTCATAAAGAGTGATATGGAAAAACGGGGATATAAAATAAAGGAAGATTTTGAGAAATAAATTTGGTAGGTATAAATAAATATATTATCTTTGTTGATATAAAAATAAACAAAAATATTGAACAATTAATTTGGTAATTAGAAATAAATATATTATCTTTGTTGATATAAAAATATAATTATGGGTTGGGGAACAGATTTTACAGCAAATGTATATCTTAATAGAATGTCTTTTGAGGCTATTGAAGATGTAAGAAATAAAATTGATGAGAATATTAATGTTATTAATGATGCAAAGCAAAAAATAAAAATGTTTGTATCTTCTACTCCTATTGGTATTATACCAGATGAATGGAAAGAAGAGCCAATTAATTGGCTAAATTCAGAAATTGATATTTTATTTGAAATAATAGATGAATCAATTAAAGAAAATGTAATACTATATCAATATGTTAAATATTTAGAAAATAAATCTAGTTTATAATAAGAAGTCTGCCGATTCAGGTTAAGATATACATATTTGGAGGGTGCACCCCCGCTATCAGAGATAGAAGACTACTTATTATAAACTTATTATAAACTTATTGTTTTTCTTTTAGTATATAAGAAAAAATTAAATTTATGAATTATAATATAATAGTTTATCTTGATGATGAAACAGAAATAACAATACCTACTGAGTATGAAAATGAATACACATTAAGGCAAAATGTGACAGGAATAGGAAATAATGGAGTATGGCAACAATTTGATAAAGATTTCTTATTTATACCATCACATAGAATATTAAAAATCGAAGTAAAAGAAGATAAAAAATAAAAAATAAAATATGAAAAAAAAGGAATATAAAATTCAAATGACTCTTTCAATTGAATCGGAAGACGCTGATTATGAAAGAGTAGAACAATATGCACAAGAACTTTCAGAAAGTATTATGCAGGATAATACATTAGTGTATGATGATATAGAAATTGTAGAAACTGTAGTATCTGATGTACAAGATCTTAATGATGATGAAGATATCAATAATTCATATAAAGAAGACGACGAAGAAGAAGGATATTAATTAAAAATATATTAAACAATAAAAAATTATAAATAAAAAATTATGAACATTACAGAAAAATTATCAGAATTAACTGATCCAACAACTGAAAATCAAAAAGAATTTCTTAATGAGGTTAAAGAAATTAAAATTTTTGATCTTAGTGAAACTGACAAATTAGCATTAATTGATTTCCTTTGTGAAAAAGCTGATCAAGATTTAGCTATTGATTATCTTTATCATGTGTTGGATAATGAAATTTCATATCCAATTGATGATGAAAAAGTAAAATCTCTTTTCTCAGACGAAAGAATGCAGAAATTGAAAGATGTTATGCTATCACAACTTAATGATGAAGAAGAAGGAACAGAAGTTGAATCTGAAGATGAAACAACAGAAGCCTAATTAAAAAATCATTATAATAAACCTATAATTATCAAGTGCATTATACAATTTACTTGATAATTATAGGTTTATTTAAAAAATATTGAGTTTCCTTTGGTAATTCAAAAACTTTCCTTATCTTTGTATCTAATCAATTAAATAATAACTAAAATATTAAATTATGCAGAAAAACGATTTCAAAAACTACGCTACTAAGCATTTACGTATGAATTCAACAGTGGTAGATAATGCAATAAAATATCAAATTAAGAATTATGGACTAACCCCTATGATATTAGAAGAAAGAAAATTAAATGTTACACAATTATCTGTGTTTGATAGATTGCTTTTAGATAGAATTTTATGGGTCTCTGGAGAAGTAGATGATGTTATGTCAGATATTATTCAAGCACAATTGTTATATTTGGATAATGCAGAACCTGGAAAGGATATTACAATGCAAATTTCAAGTCCAGGCGGGTCAGTTATACAAGGACTTGGTATCATTGATGTAATGAACTGGATTAAGTCTGATGTGTCTACAGTCAATTTAGCAATGTGCGCGTCAATGGGGTCTGTTCTACTTTCTTCTGGTGAAAAAGGTAAACGTTCATCACTAATTAATGCTACCGTTATGTTACATCATGTTGCTGCTGGAACTAGTGGTAAAGTAGATGACACTCGTATTAGTCAAATGGAGACTGAAAAATATAATTTTTTATTATTCAAGATTCTTTCTCAAAATACTGGAAAGCCGTTTGAAGAAATCCACAATTTTTGTCAAAGAGATAAATGGTTAAATTCAGATCAAGCAGTACAATATGGTTTGATCGATACTATTATTGGATTAAAAGATGATAATTCAAATTCAATTACCACTATGATGGATGGATTTAATGATTATTATGATAAATATGTATTAGATAAATAAAATTATTATGACTGAAAAATTAGATAACTATTTAGTTAAAAAATATCCAAAAATTTTCATAGATCGTTATGAAGGTATGACTAAGACTGCAATGTGTTGGGGATTTGAACATGGTGATGGTTGGTTTTGGATATTAGATCAGTTATGTTATTCTATTCAAAATTATATAGATAATAATAACGAATATAGATCTGATGATAAAAAAATCTCTCAAGTTGTTGCAACTCAAGTTAAAGAAAAATTTGGAACTTTAAGTTTCTATTTTAATGGAGGCGATGAACAAATAGATGGTATGGTAAGATTTGCTGAAAATATGTCTGCAAATACTTGTGAATTTTGTGGATCAACTGAAAATATTGGATTTACAAAAGGATGGATATCAACAATTTGTAAATCTTGTTATGATAATTCAGACGATAGAATTAAAAATAGAATATGGTCTGAACATAAAAACAATCTATCTTATAGTGATACAATAAAAGCAGTAAGAAAAATTAAACTTGATAAAATAGACAACATTAAAAAAATATAAGTCTTATAATCTATCAATGATATTATAGAATTTTAATCAATAATATAGAAAAATATTATATTAAACTTTATTTTATATTATTTATATATAGTACAAAGATACAAATATATTTTGATTAAACCAAATAATTATTGAATTTAATGATCAAATCTTATAAATTTATCACCAACGCAAATGATATTAAAACAAAACACATTCAGGATAAATTATATCCAGAGTGGCGTAGAGTAGCTGAAGTGTTAATAAATAAACATATGAATCATTACTATAAATATAATTCAATTTGTATTGATAACTCGCTCTACAAAGACGTTTATACATTTCTAACTGAACGTTATAAAGATGCAATAAATAGACAAGTAGTTGGATTGTTTAAATCTAAAGTCAGTAATTTCAAGCGTAAATTCAACAAGATTGTACTATCAAGTAACTTAAGTAACGAAATAAAGAAAGATTTATGTTTAGTAAATAAAAGGAATTTATTTTTCATTAATGAAGACATTCATGGTAAAAATCACAAGGTAAATTACGAAACAATTAAACTTGGTCGTTGGATATTCAAGAACTTCTTTGGTAAATTACCATCATGCAAAAATATTAACATGGTACTTCAGTATAAAATTGCCGTCATTGAAACACCAACTGGCTTAAATTCTAATATAAAATATGTAATTAAATTATCATCAGGAAAAAAAAATATCAAAGGTAAATTTTATTACATTCCTTTACTAAATAATAAATACGCTGACAAATTTGAAGGTAAACTTAATACTTCTTGTACATTAATATTCAAAGATCATAAATTCAATAGTGTATTGATAACTAAAGAATTAGATATTATTAAACCAGAATTAAGTAAAGTTAAATTATCGTTTGACATTGGATTAAATATTCTGTTAGCAACAAATAATGGAGAAACCTACGGTAAATGGTACTTGAAAAAGTTAAAGAAATTAGATGATCAATTAATGATATTAACTAATCATTTGAAAGAAATTCATGGTAAGTATGTAAAGTTATCTGAGTTTAGTGAATATAATAAATTAGTTAATATGATTAGAGATTTCAGTAAAAACGAGATCAATCGGATATTTAATAAAATTTATAAAAAATATAAACCAGAAACCTTAATCATGGAAGATTTAGATTTTAAAGGTAGTAACATTGGCAAAAAGAATAATCGTTTACTCCATAGATTTGGATTAAGTATTATCAAGAGTAAACTTAATCAATTAAAAATAGATTACGGAGTTAAAATTAAATTTATTGATGCAGCTTACTCAAGCCAGACTTGTAGTAAATGTGGATATATAGACAAAAATAATAGAAAATCACAGAAAGAATTTGAATGTCTTTGCTGTGGTAAAAAAATAAATGCTGATGTTAATGCAGGTAAAACATTATATAATTTCGAAGAACGTTTCGGCGAAAAATTGTTTTACACAGTTAATGACAGGAATAAGAAAAGAACCCTTTTGATCAATGATTTTATTGACAGTAAGGTATGGACGGATAATGAGAGGCTTATCCAAGCATTAAATAATAATCCTTACAAAAAAGATTATTATTTAATACTCCGTGAAAAATTATAAAATTATAAATATTTATATAATTTTCTATATTTTTTACAACTCTCCTGACTTATATCAAAAAATATAATCTAAATTAAAATTATAAAATAATTATTATGAGTTATGAAGATATATTAAATGCAATAGAACAATCTAAAGGAAGTTATATTGAGTTAATTATGGATTCTATCAGTAAATCTTTTTTAATAATGATCAAAAAAGATTTTATTAAATTTGGATATAGAATAATAATAGGCACAGAATATTTATCAGATATCGAAAAATTAAATAATTTCATAAAAAATATTAATGAAAAAACAATAATTTTTTTTGATAGTATTTTTGTTCCAAAAAATAATGTAAAATTAAATTTATTTCTTAATTCTAGTTGTATTATAATATTTTTAAGTAAATACTCTAATAGTAAGCATAATTTTAATTTTAATTATACATTATCATTTATGACATCATTAATAATATCAATAGTATCAAATAATTTAAGAGTATTAAAATCAAGATATACAAATACATATAACAATGAAATTTTAAATATTACCATATTATTAAGAAAAAATAAATTAGAAGAACTTGAGTATAACATAAAAAATAATAAAATATGAAAAACGTAAAAGAATTTGTAGAACAATTAGTTAAAATTGAGTTGATGGACGGTGAAGAATGTTATGGACATTATCCATTTCAATTATTTGTAGAAACCAGTGATGGTAAATTTGAAATGAATGCATTAGCATTGGGAGGAGATGTTGAATCTTGTTATAATAGAGCTAAAAAATATTTTAATGAAGGTGCAAAAAAAGTATTTATGTCATTAGATTTTCCTGAATCAATAGACATTAATAATGATTTTGTTTGTATATACTCTATTGTAGATGGTGAATTTGATGTGTATGCAATTCCATATAATTTTGAAACAGGAGAAATATATGATGAGATTCATGAAAGTGAAATATTGGATAAAATACTAGAAGATTTTAAATCAATTTGTTTAAAATAAAAATAAATTCCTGAAGTTATAAAATTTCAGGAATTTCTTTTTTTAATACATTATATATGTGATAATGTTTAATTCTCATCATAGCAACATTTTTTATTTCATTTTTCCAATTTGTATTCGATAAAACTTCAATGATTCTACTTTTCAATTTATCATTATGTATAAATATTTTATATTCTCCAGCATATCTTTTATCATCTTTTGATAATATTTTTCCTGCACATCCTGATCCCCAATATACCATTCTCAAATCAAAATTATCAATATCATTATAGCCTTTATAAGTTTCTCTTATTATAGTCAAGTCCTTCATTTTAAAATCAGGCTTAGAATTTAATCCTTTTTCTGGCCTTTTATAAATATTTAAAACACAATGAATATTTCTATCTGTATAATACTGTAAACCTAAATCTTCACTATGAATAAGATCAAATTCATATAAGCTTGCAACGTTATTTAATTGAGAAATTGGTAAAATAAAAGATATATAATCTCCAAGTTCTATTGATTTTTTAAAAAATTTATTAGCTAAAAACATTTTAGTACCATAAGGAGGATTACCAATAATTAATCTACCTTTTTTATATGGTATATTTAATTGTAGATAATCTTGATTAATTATATTTTTAGATTCTGGTTCAATATCATATGCAGTACAATTTAATTGATTAGAAAAAGAGCCATTACCAGCACTTGGTTCAATAATATCTGTAATAATATCATTATTAAGTATTTCAAATGTTTTATCAATACAATATTTAGAAATTTCTATTGGGGTATAATACTTATCGTTCTCTATTTTAGACATTCAATAAATTATTTTAATTTATTATATGAAAAATAATGAAAAATGTTTGGTAAATAAAATAATATGTATTATCTTTGTATCCTCAATTAAACATAAATAATAATTATTAAAAACAAAAAACAAAAAAGTATGAAAAAACAATTGATTTTAGTATGTGTGCTTGTAGTATCATTAATGTCATCCTGTATGAAACCTTATCAAAAGCAGAAAATCGTTGAGGTTAAACCTAACGAAACAGCTTACCTTATTCCATTGGAGAATGGAACTCAAACTAATCAAACTAAATTAAAATCTCAGGATTATTTGGAAAAGAACAAAGTAGTTGCAAAACGAATTTACATTCCTACACAATGGCAAAAAACTGGTAGAGGTAATAATTCTGGTTATTGGATGCCTTCTGATACAGTTATTATTGTAAATAGAACTCCTGTTACACGTGAATGGAATCAAGCAGGTGGAGGTTCGAATAAAACTTCAAATGATGCAATTAAAGTAGAGTCTAGAGAATCAATCGGATTTGAAGTTTGTATAACTGCAACTGCATCAATTCCAGAAGAATGGGCTACATTATTCTTATATTCTTATAGTGGAAGATCTTTATCAGATTTGATGGATAGTGATGTTCGAGCATATGTTCAAACTTGCTTAACTACAGCATTTGGAGATAGAACGTTAACACAAGGACAAAATGAACGAAGTGTAGTATTTTCTCAAATGGCTAAAGATGTATCTGCACATTTTGCCTTATATGGTATTAAAATTATGAATATTGGTTCTGCTGGACAATTCTCATATGAAAATAAAGCTATTCAAGATGCTATTGATGAAAAATATTCTTCTGAAATGAATATACAAACTGCTCAGAATAAAGTAATTTCAGCCAATAAGTTTGCACAAGCAAAAGCAGCTATTGAAGCTCAGAGTCATCTTGATGCAGATATTGCAATTAAATTAGCATTTGCTGATGCACTTAAAAATGGTAAACTTCAAGTGCCAAGTACAATCGCTGGTGGAAATTTCTCACTTCTTGAATTGTATGGCTTAACTAGTATGAGTAACACATCAAAAACAAAACGATAATGAAAAATAAATTATTTAAATCTTTATTGGTTTTTATTCTTTTGATTTTTCTCGGAGTATCACATGAGTTAATCTCACGTAAAGCATCACAAGATTATTCAGCAGCAGCTGCTCAGCAATTTACTAATGATAATGCATATTATACATTACAGACTCAACATTCAACAATTAATTTTATCGATGTGGTATTTGTTGCTGCTTCTCTTACTTCTTTAAGTCTATTCTACTTTATTTGGAAAACAAAAAAAGAAGATGAAATACCTAATATAGAAGAATTAAAAGAAGATGAACTACCTGATATAGAAGAAAAAGTTTAAAATAATATGAAAATAAATGAAAAAGTCCTTGCTTATGTGAGGACTTTTTTTTATCTTTGTATTCAATATTTTATTCAAATTAAAAACTATAAATTATGTCAGCAATAATAGCAATATGTGCACTTTTAATTGTAGAGTCTATCATTTATATTATGATTGATGAATAAATTTATGAAACGTAAATAAAAATTGTATGCAAATAGATTTTAGAAAAAATAAGAATTTTGGTGATCATGGAGACGTAAGATTAATAACTAAATTTTTATGGTACCCATTAATTTTAAAAGGTAGAATGATTTGGATGGAAACCGCAACAATTCAACAAATATGTTTTACTAATCCTTCATATTTATATACCAAAACATTTTGGATTAATGACTGCTTTGTAAAACAATAAATTACAATAAAATATGAAAAGTAAAATACAAATAATTGATAATCAAGAAGTTATTGTTACACATATAACAGAAAAAGATTTCAAAAAAGCAATTAGTCTCATAATTAATAGATGTGATACAATTAAAGATATTTTTAATGAAACATCTTGGTTGTTTTCACCTGCTGAAGATATTAGTCAGCTATTAGTAGTAACTGAAAAAATAACACATATCAAAAACAAAAAATGAGCAAGAGTAAAATTACAAAAGAATTGATAGATAAAGTAAAAATACTTTATCCTGATTGCGATGTTTTTAAATCAAGAATTAAACATAACTATATTTGTATTCGTAAATTGTTAGGTCAATCAATATACTATAGAGATGAAAATAGAACATTTGAATATGATAATACAGAAATTGAATATTTATATGTAGCAGAAGCTATATTAGAAATTAATAAACTATAATATGACAACTAAAAAATTAAATAATAAAACCTTTATTTTTAAAGATTATAAAGATCCAAAATATAAAGAAATTGTATATGATGGTAAAAAATATCAATATCATCAAGTTGAAGATAATTGTGGTGAAAAAACATATTTTTACTATAATACTACTTATGCTAGTCATCCTAAATATTTAATATTTGGCCCTATAATTATAAAAACAATTCCAAAATTTATATTCCAAATATATGGTCATATTGAATCTGAAATATTTTCTAAAGATGATATAAGAATGAAGATTCATGAAAAAGTAAATATCATAAATAGAAGAAAAGAAATAAAAAGAGGAGAAATAATTTAATATAAAAATATATTAATCATGACATCAAAAGATATTGTAAATAAAATTTTATTTAATGATAATAGAATATTTTACCTTAACGTAATGCTAAATAGTAATAGATTGATTGATAAAGAATATGTTAATTTAATATATCGTAAATTTGAACTCAAAAAAGAAAATAATATACTTTATAAAAAATTAGAAGAAAATAGATTAAGAATCGAAAAATTGAAAGAATTAAATAATATATCATGAAATTTAAAGATATTGAAAATGAAATTGTATTTTTAGAGAAAAAAAGTTTATCTTTGGAATGAATACTTTATAATATAAGTTATAATACAATCGAATTCATTGAGATACGGGAAAAATTTGATAAACTAAATATATATTTAAAAGAAATAAAAGAAAAATTTGAATTAAATAAATTAAGAATTGAAAAATTAAAAGAATTGAATGATATATGATTGATTATAAAAAAGATGTAAAATTATCAAATGAATTCAAAACAGTACACGAACAAATGCAAGATAAATTATATAAAAATGTAAGATTACTATGTAACGTCGAAACAAGACAAAAACAAATATACGTCACTTTATATAATGAAAAATATTTTAATTATGAATATCCTTATTTTGATGATCATGACTTGATATATAAAGTAGATAATGAAGATTTCTATGAAAATTTTAAAAAAATAAGAAAAATAAAAAGAGATTATAATAATTCTTATAAACCAATAAAGTTTAAAACTGAATTTGAATGCTTAAAATATTTGAAATCTATCGGAATTGATGAAGTTGGTCCGAATAATTAATTAAAAATAAAAATATGAAACAAAAAATTTTAGAAATATTAGGTAAGAATCATACTACGCCATGCGTATTCACAAATAACCAAGAAGTTGAAGCGATTTATACATATAAAAATGATGTATATTGCTTAGAAATGGGAGAAGATTTTCCTTTTGATGATGTTTCTGAAAAAGGACAAAAAAAGATTCTTGATGCTATTGTAAATAATGAATATAAAAAAGATAAAACTTTTCAATAAAAAGTTTGGTGAATTGAAAACTTTTCCGTACTTTTGTACTACATAATAAAAATAGAAAAAAATCATATTTTTTAAAGAATATATACTGATATGAAAAACTACAATAACATAATGAACTTGCTACTCTTAAACCTATTATTACAAAATAATCGGACTGAGAGTACTATGTCATATCTATTGTAACAAATAATATAAGCATATTAAAAAGACCTCAGTCATTTATTTGATTGAGGTTTTTCTTTTATAATAAAATGCTCTGGTGGTGAAACTGGCGAAACACGATACTTTTAAAAAGTATTACATTAAGAAACAATGCGGGTCCGAATCCCGCTCAGAGTACAAAAAATGTTCCTGTGATGAAATTGGTAGTACATAAATTTCTTAAAAGAATTTGCCCACTGGCGTGTCGGTTCGAGTCCGACCAGGAATACAATAAAACATGCTGATGTGGCGGAATGAATACGCGGCAGTCTAAGAAACTGTTTCTGAACAAAGTAAGAATGTGGGTTCAAGTCCCACCATCAGTACAATAATGACTGAGTGATGTAATTGGTAACCATGTCATCCTCAAAAGGTGAATTTTGTGGGTTCGACTCCCATCTCAGTTACAATACATGTTCCAGTGGCGAAACTTGGTTGAGACGCGTTAGATTTAGGATCTAATACAGTTAATGACACACTGCGGGTCCAAATCCCGCCTGGAATACAAAGTGTGAGCCAATTTTATTAAAAAAATTGACTCACACTTTTTTATATATACAATAAAAAAAGTATATGAATAAATATAATAAAGAAAAATTTGAAGAAGTTATTAAAAAATCATTTTCTTATTCAAGCACTTGCAAGAATATTGGATTAGTGCCAGTAGGAGGAAATATTCTCACAGTAAAAAAATATATTAAATTATATAATATAAACATTGATCATTTTACTGGGCAAGGATGGAATTTTGGAGATAATTATAAGCAAACAAAAAATGCTATACCATTAAATGACATATTAGATGGTTTGCATCCATCATATGGCACAACTCATTTAAAGAAAAGATTAATTAAAGATAGACTAAAAGAAAATAGATGTGAAGAATGCGGGTTGACAGAATGGAATAATATGCCAATTGCTTTACAATTACATCATAAAGATGGTGATAGTACAAATCATAAATTTGAAAATTTAAAAATATTATGTCCAAATTGTCACACACAAACAGATACATATGGATCTAAAAATAAAGGAACAGAGAAAACATATGATAAGATACAATTATTGGAATCTATTTCCAATTCCAAAAATTACAGTGAAGTCAAAATAAAAATAGGATTAAAAAGAGGAGGTGATAATAATGTAATAAAAAATATCATGTTTGAATATGATATAAATTTTAATGACAGTGAAAAAATAAAAAGTATAATTTTAGAAGAAAAAGAATTAATAGAAAAAGAATTAATAGAAAAAGAAGAAATTCAAAATAAATCAACAAAAAAAATTAAAATTAGAAAAAAATATCCATCAATAAAAAATATTTGCTCATGCGGCAAAGAAATTCAAACCAGATCAAATCAGTGCAATGAGTGTTATAGATTATCTGAAAGAAAAGTAATGAACAGACCAACTAAAGATGAATTAAGATTAATGATATCTGATACAAGTTTAGAAGCTGTTGGTAGAGTTTATGGTGTGACTGGCAATACAGTTAAGAAGTGGCTAAAATAATGTCTTATATTGAAATGTCTAAATGAGATGGTTCGACTCCCACCTAAGTTACAAATTAAATTTCTTTGATGCTATAATTGATTCCATATCAATTATAGAACTTGACCAATACTTCATTGATCCATCATCAGTTTTAACAATTCCTGGTCCGTCGTGAGGTCCAGGATTCATTTTTTTAACTTCATAATCAATTGAAGCCCATCTAAAATTTTCAATTCTTTCTTTCTTTATTACTTTACACAATTCAGTATTATTCCAACCAAGTAAGCAATAATCTCCAATAGATGGTAGATTTTCCAGATCTTCAATTTTTTTAGAATAGCTTTTTATTTGTTCACGTTTAACTAAAAAATTGTTATTCCACAATTCATATTTATCAAATTTAACGTTATAGTATTCTGTGTGTTTCTATAGATATTATTTTACCTATTCTATATTTATAGTCAGTATCGTTTTTTCTAGGGGTAAAATATTCAGGTATTTTAGATTCATAGAAATCTTCGTTGAGTCTGACGTAATCATTTATTTCTGGTTCTGAATCACGTGTAAATTCTTTTGTATTGTAGAATTCAATTTTTTTAATATGTTTCATATGTTATATTTTTTTGCATGTATTTTTAGTTTGAATATCGTCATATATATCATCAAATGATATAGCTAAAAAATCATCAACTGATAGCATATTTTGCATGTAATCTATTCCATCACCCCAACCTCTTGTAGAAACAGAACTGATAGATATTGAATATTCTGAATATTTTGAAACCTCAACAATTATTGCATAATAGCCTGGAGTTTTAACATTCCTTCTTATAGTATGTTCGTCATTATAACTTAGATTATATGTTTTGAGTTTATCAATAAGTTGTTCTGTTTGTTCGTCTGTTATGCCTTCAATATTTATTGCAAATCTGAATTTATTTTTAGAACTTTCATTAATGAATTGATTATATTTTTTCATAGGTTAAATTTATTTGCGTCATTTTTTAATTTAAAATAATTTTCAACTCCATCTAATCCAACCAACAAAAATTCTTCTAATGATATTAAATTTACTTTTACTGAACTACCGAAATCTATACCTGAAATTTTAATATAATTAGTATTATTTATATCATAATACAATGATATCTCCTATGAATATTTTGTTGATATTAAAAATTCTTCATTCCAAGAATATAATTTAACATGTTTTTTTATTTCATTTATTGCGGATTTTTTCTTATCAATTGTATTATTTGTACTTTTATCAATAACAAATGTAATATTAGGCTCTGATTCAGGTATCATATCTTTACTATCAATTAATATGTAATTATTTTCATTAATGAATTGGTTATATTTTTTCATATATTAAATTTATTTGCATCTTTTTTCATGTTGATAATTTCTTCTTTTGCTTTGACAAGTTCTTCAGCTCCTTCAAATCCAACTTTAAAGAATTCATCTAACGATAATATACATTCCATATAAGTATATCCTGCTCCCCAACGTGGTGTTGTAACTGTTGATATATCTATTCTACAACGATTAAAATAATCAGTAATCTCGAATCCTAAAGCCCAAGGAAAGAAAGAATTACTTCCAAAAATATCCTTTTTGTATCTAAGACTCAATAATTCTGATTTTCCAAATTCTGAATATTCATCATAATTTACAGATTTTTTGTAAATCATATCAAATAATTTATCAATTTGATCATCTGTGATATTTGTTATATCAACAGCAAATCTGAATTTATCAGAAATACTTTCATTGATGAATTGTTTATATTTTTTCATAGGTTAAATTTATTTGCATCTTTCTTAATTTTATAAAGTGTTTCAACTCCTTCTAATCCAATTATAAGGAAATTATCTAATGAAATTATAAGGTTATTCTCACCTCTCATCTCATCAGATCTCAGTTTTAAAAAATCTATTGTATCTCTTGGTATTGCAGAATTGCCCCAACTTTCATATACTTGAATATACCATACCCAGTAATTATTTTTATCTACTGAGAAACGTTTCCAATCAGTATCATTATCTCTAATTAATAAACTTTTTATATTGTGAGTTTCTAATGTCACATATTTTCTAAATTCATCAAATGCTTCTTGTTGTCTTTTTTCATCTGCATCTTCCAATGATATGAAAAATTTAAAATCCATATTATTGGATGCATAATTTTCTCCATATGCTCTATTTTCGTTAATAAATTCTTTATATTTTTTCATATATTAAATTTTTCAGCTTTTTTTATCATTAGATATTTTTGATATTGTTTTGGATATTCATCTATTATTTTCTTTTTATCATTAAGTTGTAAATATGTCAAAAAATCATTACCAAGATTGTCTTTTAGATTCCAATTCGCATTAGATTCTATTAATACTTTTACTATATTAATATTTTCTCTTAATGTAGCATACTGTAATGCGGTTCTATCATATATATCTTGATAGTTTATATCAGCGCCTTTTTCTATTAAATACTCAACCACGTCTATTCTATTATTATCTGCTGCTAATATTAATGGTGTATAATTATTATTTTCTATAATATTTATATCAATTTTTTCAACTTCTATATATTCTTTAACAACTTCTAAATCTCCCCTTCTACAAGCTTCAAATATACTAATATCACTATTGAAAAAGATATCAGAATATCTATCTTCAAATGTTTTTATAAATTTCATACCGCAGTTTTATTTTTTAATTTTGAAATTGCTTGTTTTATAATATCTATTGTTAAGTTATTAATTTCAAATATATTAAAATCTCCTTCAATTTCTGTATTATGAGGATGTTCAATTTTAATTGACACTTTACTTAATGGTTTACTCCCAATAACTTTTTGAGAGTCTTCTACTAATATATCAACAAATTTCCATTTATCACTTGATGAATTAACAAATATTATATCATCATATTTGAAACCATAATGATCTAACCATTTTTTAGCAGCATTTTTAGATTCTTCAGTTGGTTGTTTAGTTATAATGTTTAATGTATATCCATAAGTTTTCACAAAGTCATATATATTATTAACTGTATCAACTGCTCCTTTATATGGTTGAGCTATATCAAACACTTCAGCTTTTTTATTATTGAACCAAGTTTTAGATGATTCACCGTTATAATCCATAGTTTCATACCAATGCCAATTTTGATCACTAGTTATTTCTTTATCAGGAAAATATCTTTTATATAGTGTATTATAAGAATTAACAAAATCACATATAGTACCATCAATATCGATTCCTATTGTTACTTTATTAGTAAATGTTTCAAATAATTTTAGATGTTTCATATTTTAATTAAAATTTTATATATTATATATAAATTTTTAAGCTAAGATTTATTTTAAAAATGAGTTATATTTTTTTATATATAATATAATAAAAAACAACTTAACTATAATGAAAACAAAACTAGAAAACCTATTAAGTTTTACTGATTTTACTGGTAACTATAATTCACAGCAAGCAACTAAAACTAAAAGAACAGACACTGGAGTAGATGTCATAAAAGAAAATAATGAAGAGAATATCGAAGATAATATTGAAGATAAAGATTATTCTACTGAATTTGATTCTGAACTTGAAAAAGATTAATATATATTTAATTAACAAAAAAATATAGAATTGAAATTATTCTATATTTTTATATAATTCACATATTGCTATTCCAGTTATTATATCATATGATATTATTTCTCCTATGATTTCAGTTAAATTTTCTTCTGATACAACTGTGCCTATAACATCATCCATTATTAATTTTTTTTCAAGTTGAATTTTTATTTCCATTTAATATTCATTTAATTTTTTAAGTTTTAATTTTCTTAATTCTGATTGATCATAATAGAATATAGCAATAGTTATATAATCATCATCTTGAGTTTGAGTGACATTGAATATTTCAATATTACTAGTAGACAACCATTCATTTATTTTTTCTTCTAATGTAGTTTTATTAGAATTTATAATCTTACATTTCATTATTTAAAAATATTTTTATACATTATATATTATAAGTTATGCATTCAAATTAAAAATTAACTCATATTTATAATAATAAAAAATTATATATAATTAAAATATAAAAAATATCAATGAGTAAAAATAATTTAATTTTAATTTCTAAACCTAATACCACCAAATATTACATTAATTTTTTAAAGACTACTGGAAAAATAGCATTAGAAATTGATAATAATGAAATTTATATGTTATCAGAAGATAATAATTTTTTAATAATGGAGAATGGCTCATATGAATTAAATGAAATTTATAATAATGAAATTTATATGTTATCAGAAGATAATAATTTTTTAATAATGGAGAATGGCTCATATGAATTAAAAGAAATTTTATAATTGATAAAATTTATTTTAATTATAAAATTTATATATAATATAAAATAATTAACAAAATATGAATAGCGAAAAACAATCAAAATTATGGATAAATAATAACTGGGTATATTTCAAAATAAAAATTGGTACGTACACTAATATTATCACATTTTTAGATGATAATAATATATCTTTTATTAAATATAATTATATTGATTTTACTAAAATTCCAAGTGTTATATATGGTTACGGTAAGAGTACAAATTTATTAGAATATTTATCTAATAATAATAACAATGGAAATTTAATAATATCATTTTTAAATTATTTTTTAAATAGTTTAAAATTTAGTTATATTGATGGATCAGCAATAAGAATATTAATGGTGAATAATATAGATTGGAAAATTTCAAATGTAATAGTTATAAAAAATAATTGGAAGTATTTTACAGTTGATACATCATTTTTTACCGCAGATAATAGTATAATTACAGCAGATAAAACAATTATTACAATATAATTATTTCATAAAAAATAAAAAAATATGACAAATTTAATATCATTAAGCGAAGGAGTTTGGATACCAAAAGATAGAGTATTTCCAACAGAAGATCAGAAAAAAATATTATTCAGCACAAATAGTGGAGATACATTAGCAAAAAATATTATTTTATCATTAATTGAATCTGGTAATACTGCAAATATAATTGATGTAAATAAAGCAATAGAAGCATATAATTTAAAAAAACCAGTATTGGAAAAAACAACTGATGTTTATAAATTTATTGCTGCATCCTGTTCTATAACAGGAGAAACTGTAACTGGATTTATAAATTATTTTATAAACGGAGTTATAAATAAAATAATATTTTAAAAATAATAAATAAAATGAGCAAACAACTAATTAATATTGGGTCATCTCCAAATGATGGAACTGGTGACAATTTAAGAAATTCATTTATTAAAATAAATAATAATTTCAATGAAGTGTACGCATTTTCAGGTACAACTGGTGGAACTTCTGGTACATCTGGAATAAACGGCACATCAGGAACTTCTGGCTCAGGTGGTGGAGGTGGAGGTGGAGTTACTAATGTAACATATAGTGGGTTAACAGAATTAATTGATAATAGTGAATTAATTATTGGATCTCAGTATTTAATAACTGATTATCAGACAGTACATATTATACCAAATGCGAGTCATTCTCCTCATGATAATGGTAATTTACTAATAGGAATTCAATATACTATACCAGCATTAACTTCTGGTGATGATTTTAGTAATGTCGGTTACGTAGCAGATGGAGTTCCATTTTTAGCAACAGATATAATTCCAACTATTTGGATCAATGGAACTAATGTATATGATTATTTATATACTGGCAATATTGAACCGTTATTAGTTACTGCAAGTTCTGTTAATACATTAAAACCTGAAGCATATTCATTATTATATTCTGAAGATATAATTTATTATAATATTGTGAATGATCAAACATTAGCTCCTGGATGTGCAAAAGGATATATTTATCGAAGAATTGATACTTTACAAAATAATGATATTCCTTTTGATTTTAGAGAAGTTAAATTTCGTAGATGGCAACTTAATGTAACTAATATATGGGATTCTGGAACAACTTATAATACAAATAACGTCGTTACTTATAATAATCATATTTTCATTAGTCTAATTAATGATAATACTGATGATGTTAGTATTATAAATATATATAATAATACTAATAATCATAACTGGGACATTTTTTTATATGATAATTTAACATTTTATAGTTATTCTACAAATCAATTATCCACATATAAATATAACATACCATGTAATAACTCTATATATATTGATTATAATATATGGAGTAATTTGAATTATTATATTGGTTCTAAAAATAATTTAATAATATCTAGTCAATATTTTCAATATGATACTTTATTTTCATTAAATACTGTAATATTTGGTTATGGTTTTTGTAATAATATATTAGATCAGAATTTAAGTAAAAATAATAATATTGGAAGTTATTTTCAATATAATAATATTGAAAGTTATTTTAATAATAATATATTGGAAAGTAATTTTAGTTATAATACAATTGAAAGTTATTTTACTAATAATTATATTGAAAGTAATTTTAATAATAATAAAATTATGAATAATTTTGCTTCCAATAGAATTAAAAGTAATTTTCAATATAATAATATTGGAAACATTTTTTCAAGTAATTTTATTGAAAGTAATTTTAATAATAATAATATTGAAAGTAATTTTAATAATAATATATTGGAAAGTAATTTTAGTTATAATACAATTGAAAGTTATTTTACTAATAATTATATTGAAAGTAATTTTCAATATAATATTATTAAAAGTAATTTTGGTGGTAATACAATTAATAGTTATTTTGGTAATAATAATATTTCATATGGATTTAATTATAATATTATTGGAATCTCTTTTGAATATAACTCAATTGAATATAATTTTAATAGTAATGCAATTAGTGATAATTTTCAATATAATACAATTGAATATATTTTTAGTTCTTCTACTATTGGAAACAATTTTAATAATAACATCATTGGAAACAATTTTTCTAGTAATATAATTAGTAATTATTTTAATAATAACATCATTGAAAACTATTTTTCTAGTAATACAATAAGTAATTATTTTCAATGTAATACAATTGGATATGATTTTACTAGTAATACAATTGGAGATACATTTACTAATAATACTATAAAAACCAGTTTTTATAGTAATACTATTGGAACTAATTTTCAAATGAATGAAATTTGTGATAATTTTGGAGGATTAGATTTCACATCTGCAACACATGTTTATCTGACATATACTAAGGAATTATTTATAAATTCAGATTCTACTCAAAAATTAATATTTGATAAAATGACTATAGTCGATGCAAATGCATAATTATTTTGATTATTTTGATATGATATATTTTATAAATTTACCAAATAGAATTGATAGATATTATAATGTAATGAATATGTTTAATATATTAAATATAACTAGATATAAGAAAATAATTCCTATTATATATGAAAAATCATATTGTAATTTACCAATATCTGGAAAATCTTGTAAATCATCTCATATTAGTTGCGTTGAAGATGCAATAGAAAATAAATATGATAAAATTTGTATATTTGAGGACGATATTTGTTTTAATCAAGATAATCTTGATATTGAGCTTAATTTAGATTATCATTTAAATACTTGTTTTGATTTTCTAAAAAGTAATGATTGGAGTATTTTTTATTTTGATAATATAATTGGCGCTAATAAACAAAATAACATGATGATAGATTTATATAGAGATAATAAAGGTAACGGAATTAAAAAAATTATAGGTAAAATGTTTGCACATAGTTATGCATTATCAAAATCGATTTTTTTTGATTATATCAAATTATCTGAAAATAATAGTTTTAGTACAGATGTTTGTTTATATAAATTAAAATCAAATAAAAAATATATGTATTCTAATGGAATTTTTGATCAATTATTAAATAATATATCAGATAATCAATGGTAAAAATAAAAGAGTAGATTTTAAATCTACTCTTTTTACATATTAAATTTTTTAGAATCTCTATATAAAGGATAATATTTAGTATTAATTTCATCATATTCTTTCCAACTCGTTTGAAATATATATCCAAAATTTTCTACATATTTATTATTTTTAGCCATATCTATAAATAGTTTGTGATAATTTATACATCTATTAATAAAAAATTCCCCTTTCCCTATAATAGAGCTAATTAAATCTAAATAACCATCATCTGATGGCATAAAGGCTGAATATTTATTATCTAGCCAAGTAGGTTTAAAATATAAATAAAGTTCTTCTATTAACTTATCATATTCATTTTTAAAATTCATAAGAGTATTATATTCAAAATTTTTGAATACTCTTATTTTCAATTTTAATTCTTCTTCTTTATCTTTATTTTCAAATTCATCCTTAGTTTTAATTATTTTATTCCAATCAACTACACGTATAAAATTCCAAAAATCATCACTATAATTATTAACATTAGGCTTATTAATTCTAATAATATCACCGTTACTAGTTATAGTTATCAAATTACCATTTTTATCATAATGCTCATTGTACTCTATATTTTCAAATATTTTAAAAATTGTTATCATATTATTACATATTAAATTTATTTGTATCTACGATAAACATATATTGTTTAAATTCTTTTTTAATTTCTGAATCTAATATGAAATTAGAATTTAGTTTTTTTAACGCATCAGCTATCAAATCACCTTTTTCTTCTTCTGTACTATCATCATAACCGTTTTCTTTTACATATTCTTTTATATATCTTTTTTGAAATTCATATTCATCTGAAATATCATCATTATGCTCATCTTTATCTTCAAATATTTCAAAAAGTAACAATGTAAGATTATCTGAATCATTAAAATTATCCATTAAATAATGTTGTATTTCTATGCTATTTGCAATTTGATATTTTATCCAATCAGATTTAGTATCATCATTTTCAAATTTTTTATAATTTTTTACAAGTTTATCATCATCTATATATGAACTAAAATTTTGATAAAATTTTTTAGGAGTCATATCTTTAATAAGTTCTGATAAATTATCTACACAATATATTTCTACTAATAGTTCGGTAAAATATCTACCTTCATATCTATCTCTGATCATTTCATCAAAAAAATCTACTTCATCAGTATATTCTTGTATTACATATTTTAATTGATCTGAATCTAAATCATCTATCATATCAGAATCATATTCCACATCATTACTTTTTGCAATAATAGTATCATAACTAATTTCATCTCCATCTTCAACCAAAATAAAAAAATTATTAGGTATTTCATATTCCTCAGTAGAATCACCTTCAGTTATTACAATTTTTCGTATATCATCATTTTCTATAATAGAAACTATTCCATCATATTCAGTTTTTATAATTTTTTCACTATCATTATTTTCACAATAATATTCAATTATTTTATTCTCCATTTCTATAGTTAAATGATTTTCTATATAATCTTTAAATTCTTGATCATCAAAATCATCCATTGATGAATTATTAATTTCATTTTTTATAGTATCTTCAACATATTTATCACTATCAAAAACTCCAGATATTATATTTGGATCATTTGTTATTATATCAATAATATCACTCTCATTATAATTAGTCAAATAGTGTTCATCATAATAATTTGATATATAATCATTATCTAAAAATTCATTTACTAATTCATATTTTGAGCTATCTGCACTCTCAAATAATTTAAATTTTTTAAAACTTACTATCATATTTTTTATTTTGTTATATCTTTAATTTTTATTATGATTAAATGCTATTTTAATAATATCTATTGATATTAATTATAATAGATGATGAAACTATTCATTATATAAATACAACTCTTAAAACTCATTATATGTTGAATTTACTGGTATCATTAATAATACTCCATTCATTATAGTATTCATCTGATAATAAATTAGAAAAATCATCTATTGTTTTATATAATTCATTTTTAAATATAAAGAATTTTTTCAATTCTTCAATTTTATATTCTCTATCTGCAATAAATTTTTTATTTTTATTTTTATCAATATTTTGTAAAAAAATATTAGAGTCAAATAAATATTCATTAAATATTATACTATATTTGAATAATTTTGTTCTTAAATTATAAAATTGATGAATAGATATAAAATTAGGTATTTTACCAGTATATACATTTTTAATATGTGCTGAATTAAAATTGATATTATCTATTTCAAAATAACCATAAGTATCTTTTGTAAAATTATTAGTTTTTCTAATGAGTTTATCAAAAACATCTACATAACGTGATTTTATTTTTGCACTATTAAAATATTTTGATATATTTTTATCTTTACTAATATATAACATAATATTATATAATTCTGATGAATACATTTTATTTTGAATATCAGTTATTTCTGAATCATATTCTTTTAATATTCTATCATTTTCTTCTTCTTTAAATTTTTCACGTCCTATTTTTTTAATATGATTTATTCGTTCTTTCTCTATAATATCTAATTTTTTTCTATATTCAGGATCAAATTCTTCATATTTTTGTTTAGCAATATTAAGTCCTTTGTTACCAATTAAATTTAAAAATTTAGTATATAACTCTGAATTCTCTTTTTTTACCTTATCTAAAAACTTAACATTTTCTTTATCTTGTAGTATATCAAATACTTTAAATTCAAATATTTTTTTCATTTATTATAAATTAAAATTTTTAGTGTCATTAGTAAATTCTGGAACATTAAAATATTCAAGAAAAATTGGAAATCTATTATAATTAACATTAAACTCTTGTAGATTTTCATTATCATCGAACATAAGAACTTTATGAATACATTCAATCGGCAAATAATTTAAGACATATTTATTTATTGCTGCTTCTGTATCACCATAATATCCAGAAACCTTATAATATACCCCTTTTTTAAAATTTATAACTTCATTAGTTGATTTTTTATGATAATTTTTTATGCATATTACATTATCATCTATTCTCCTCAAATCTGGATTATTATAATTTTCAAATATAGTTATCATAAATTAAATTTATTTGTATCTAATATTAAAAGATATTCTTTTTTTGCATCTTTAATATTATCATATGATGATTTAACATAAATTTCATAAATATATAATATATCAGTTAATTTACATTCAAAACTTAAATCATCTGGATTCCACATATAAATTTCAAGATTAACACTATAATATGAATTAACACTAATAAATTTAGCAAGATAATAATCTTCTTTATATTTAAATATTACATATTTATCATAATATTTTTTATAGTCCAATGCTTTTTTAGCCATCTTTTCATTACATTTTTTTATTGAATCTTCAATAGTATTTTCAAAATGTTTAATATACTTCATTTAATATAAATATAATTTATAATATATATAAAAATAAAATAACGCAAACTTTTATAATTATTATTTATATAATAAATAAAAAAATATGCAAACAGTTTGTTTTTAATTCATCAGATAAAACTACTATTTTATATGAAGGTTAGATTAGGTTATTATGAAATAATGCAAAAAAAAGAAATATCTAATTATAGCAATGGAAAAAATGTTACGTTTTCAGTGGCCAGATTACCTATTTCTAATACCAATATGATAATAAAAAATGAATAAATATTATATAAATATTATATAAATATTATATTTATAAATTAAAAATATTTGCATCTCTTTTCATTTCCCATTCTTCTTTATATTGCGGAAATCTATCTGTTATATATTTTTCAATATTATCAATAAACTCATTTTTATGATCATTAATTTTTTTATATTTCATAATATAATCATAAAAATTTTCATCGTAATTATTTTTTTTATCAAGATTAAATCCATGACTTAAAAATTTATTTAATATTATAATAAATGTTCCTGAATCATAAATATATTGTACATAATATACTAATGCTGAATTATCATTAATATCTCTAATATTAACATCTGCTTTTGCATTTAATAATTTATTAATAACTAATAATGTAGACGCCATCATTAATGCTGTCATTTTGTGCTTATCAGTAGCATTAACATCAGCATTTCCTTCTATTAATGCATCAACAACAAATGGAAATTTAATAGCGTGCATTAATGCTGTTCTACCATCAGAATCTTTCATATTAATTTCAACATTTTCTTTTATCGCTTGCTTTACCGCATTTGTATTTCCTCTTTTTGCTGCTGATATAAAAGGATGCTCTTTTACTGATTTTTCAAATAATTTTAAATATTTCATTTTTAATATTTGATTTTTTTATTATAAACTATATATAATTTTTTTAAAAAATAAAAAATCCTGATTTCTCAGGATTTTTATTTTTATTTGTCTATAAACAATTTATTATCAGGTGGCCATTGTATATCTGGAGCTTCTTGCGCTTCAGTAATTACCCATAATATTTTATCATAATATTTAGGAATTTGATATTTAAATTTATTTGGTGGAACACCATGAGAATCTGTAAAATATATAACAAACGAAGGAACTGTTCCTTTTTTAATCATATTATTTTCAATCCATTGAAACGGCGGAATAAAACTTGTTCCTCCTCCACCTATTGCTTTAAAATGTTTAGCAAGAATTTCTTTAAATTTACCTTCATTCATAGAATCTCCACTCTTTGTTTTAAGATCTATTTTTTCTATTCCTTTTATATCAGCATCACACCATATAATTATAGCTTCTTCTATTTTTTTTGAACCAAAAATACCATAAATTTCTGCTGCAAATTTACCAAGTGTATCATCTCCAATTGAGCCAGATGTATCAACACATAATACAATTTTTCTAAATCCACTATCCTTAGGAAATTTTAATCCTGGTAAATACATTGGATCATCTTGACCTATAAATCTCTTATTAAAATAACCATATTTAGGATTACTAGCAAAGCATTTATTCATAAATTTAATTAATGTCGCTTTCCAATTAACTTTTGGTTTACCAATTTTATTAAACCATCTATTCAATGTTGCTGAACCAGTTCCTTGATTTTTACTTTTAGCATCATTTAATATCTTACCCCATTCTCTAGCTAAATCTGTAACATCTTCTACTTTTGCTAATTCATCATTACCTTCAAATAATGTTGGTCCTTTTTTATCAGTTAAACTACCTGGCTCTCTTAAATCATTTGTTCCTGGTATTGAACCTCCTCCATCTCCTCCTGGACCTCCTCCATCTCCTCCTGGACCTCCTTCATCTCCTCCTGGACCTCCTCCTGGACCTCCTCCATCTCCTCCTGGACCTCCTCCATCTCCTCCTTTTTTAGGTTTTTTAGGATTATTTTTTTCTTCTGTTTCAAGAATCACATAAATTTGTTCAGCACTCATACCTCTATATTTTTCATCTAATAAAATATTTTGTGGTACACTCAATATATTAACAACAGATGCTGCACCTTCAGGCTTTTCTTTACTCATATCAGCTATTTGAATATTAATAGCATAATCAGTTGCTTGATTCCACAATGAATGATCTCTATCTCCTTGTCTTAAAAAGTGAAGATTTGCGTTATGCATAACTTCATGTATCAGCACAAATGCTACTTCCTCAGTATTTCTTAATACTTCATTTACAAATTTAGGACTATATAAAATACTTTTACCATCAGTTGCCATAGTGTCAATTCCACTATTTGGAGATGCTTCTGCGATAGTCAATTGAAAAAATAAATCAGCAAAGAAATTATAATACGACATAGTAGATGCTAATGCTGCTCTAACTCTACCTTTTGCTAATTTATTTAAATTTGGATCATTTAAATCTTCATTTGTACTTAATAAATTAAATATGTTAAATTTTTTTATCATCATTTTTATTTTTTTTATTTTCCTACCATAGTTTTTTGGAATACAGAATGCCATTTTTTAGCAAATTCTGTCCATATAGGTAAATATTCTTTTTTAATATATGGATGAGCTTTTAAGAAATAAGATCCTATTGTTACAATTGCCTCATTTTCTTTACCCATAGTAGCGAAATCATATACATTTTTTACTTCATCAGCAGTCAAATGTTTACCTTGTTTAAAAGTTGCAATAGCAATTGAACAAGCTCTAATTTGGTCTTGTCTTGTAGGCCATTTTACTTTTTTAGATTCTGCATTACCATCATATATATCTTGAATATCTTTTTCACTAAAGAACTCTTGTAATTTCATATAATTAATAAAATCTAATGTAGGTTCTAATCCTACATATTTAGTGTATATTTTTTGAATTTGAGGATATGTTAATTTTTTAGACCAATCTTCACCTCTATAATTATATTCATCTTGTGAAGCCATTTCCCAAGATCTTGGAGATGCCCATACTGGACTACCAGATTCTAGATCTAATCTATGAAAGTAATTAGGATGATATTGTAAATATGAAATAAGAAATGGATTAATATCTTTTTTAGTTAATGCCCATTTAACCCAATCATCAACAGTTGGAGTATAATTAACATGAGCAAAACGATTCCACAAAATTGGATCATCAGTCAAATCAGTTGTATTTATATCATCTTTTCTATTACCTGCTGCAATAATAATCCATCTTGGAGGTAAATCATAATCACCATGTTTACCACTTAATGCTAATGCTAATGATGCACTTAATACCATTTGTGGTGCTCTATTCATTTCATCAAAAAACATAATACCACCTTTTCCATTACCATCACTTGTAGGAAATATTGCTGGTAATTTAGAAACAGTTTGATTATTTTCAATTTTAGGAACTCCTCTAAAGTCAGTAGGTTCAATTTGGGATAAATGCCATTCTTGAACAACAATATCTAATTCTTTAGCTACCTGATGTAAAATTTCAGTTTTACCAATACCAGGAGCGCCCCAAATAAACAATGCATGTGTTTTTTTTCTGGCAAATTCAGAGGTTCTTTCATAATTATCTTGTTCATGCTTAGTTGCTCTATGTAAATTCATATTATAAACTCTTTTGATTCTATCTTTAAGCTCATCAACATTTATATTTCTCATTACTTCTTCATCACCACTTGGATATTTTAAAGTTACAAATGCTTCATCTACAGGCATTTCTTTTTTTATTTTTTCTCCTTTTTCATCAAATCTTGAACGTATTTCATTTTCTATATCTTCTGCTGTAGGAACTTTAACACCAGATTTCATTCTATCAAAATAATTATTTGGAATAATCACTTCAACTACATCTCTAGTTTTACCATCTTCATCTACATATGTTGGAATTTCACCTTTTTCTTTTAAATATTTAGCATAATATAACCATGAATTTTTACCAAATTTTTTATTGAAAAAATTAGATACCACATTCCATGCGTTTTTTAACACATTTTCATTTAATTTATATTCTTCAGAATAACTATCATATTTCTTTATCATTTTATTTTTTTTATTTTTTTATAATTTATTATTTTAGGTTTTTTAATTATTCTGGTGTTCCCTTCTTTTTTCTTCTTTCTTCATCTTTCTTTCTTTCTTCTTCACGTTCTTTCTCATCTATTTTTTGCAACCAGTTAACAAATGCGGTAGCACTTGCATATCCAACAAAATCTTCATATATATTTTTTACTTCATTATATGGTAATTTATTTTTCCAATCAAATCCTCTTTCAAAATAATCTTCTTCTGATGCCATCTCCCAAGTTCTTGGAGATGTCCAATTTGGAGCTTGACTAACAGTATTTAATCTATGATAATATTCTGGATTTTCAGTAATAAATTGTATAAGTTTAGGATTAACTGATTTTATATTTTTTGCATATCCAATCCAATCAGAAGGTCTTGGAGAAAAATTAATATGCTGAAATCTATTCCATAAAATTTTATCATCAGTTAAATCACCTGTACTTAAATCTGATCCTCTATTACCTGCAGCAATAACTATCCAATATTGAGGTAATTCATAAGTACCATGTTTACCACTTAATGCTAATGATAATGATGCATCAAGTACCATTTGTGGTGCTCTATTCATTTCATCAAAAAACATAATACCACCTTTTCCATTTTTACCATTACTGGTAGGAAAAATTGATGGTAATTTCCAAACTGTTCTTTCATCTTTTGAATCATCAGATCCAATAATATTTTCAATTTTAGGAATTCCTCTAAAGTCAGTAGGCTCAATTTGTGATAAATGCCATTCTATTACGGCAATATCTAATTCTTTAGCTACCTGATGTAAAATTTCAGTTTTTCCAATTCCAGGTGCACCCCAAATAAATATCGCATTAGTTTTTTTTCTACCAAATTCATTAGATTTTTCTCCTTCTTCTTGATGCCTACCTGCTCTAAGAGCATTCATATTATAAAGTCTTTTTACTTCTTCTTTTAATTCAGCAACATCTTCATTAACTACATTTGGATCTGGATGATCTAAACTTACAAAATCTTGATTATCATCAAGTAAACTTTCATTCAAATATATTTTTGTTAAACTTTCTTTAACTTTTTCTAATTCTTCTATTTCATTATCAACTTTATTTTCTTCTTGATTTTCATCATCTTTAAGTCCAGGAATTTCATTTTCTTTTTCATCTTCAACTGTTTCATTATCAACAGTTTCAACATCAGATTGAATTTGAGAATCTTCAATTTCTTTATCAGTTGGTATATCTGATATGTTAGCATATGTTGGAGGACATATTAATTCAATACCTTTTGGTAGTTTTCCTTTTTTCTGTAAATATAATGCATAATATATCCAAGCGTGTTTTCCAAAATGATTTTTGAAAAAAGAAATTACTTTATTAAAAATATCAGAAAAGACATTTTCATTGATTTTTGCACTTTCATTTGCTCTATATTCTTTAGAAAAATGATCATAATTTTTTAATGTTTTCATTCTTTGAAATTATTTTTATTTTATATATAAATTTTTCAATTTCCTTTTTTTATTCAAAAATTTATATATTATTTTGTTTGCTCTCTGATGAATATTTTGCTTGTCTCCATCTAATATCATTCATTGTACCCCAACCTGTTTTATATGA